AAAATAAGTGATGGCATTCTGATTATTACGGTCCCTACAGAGGGACTGTATCGGATATGATAGCGCGCGTAGGCAAACAAACAGGGAGTGGACCGAATGAGTCAGGTAAAGCCAGGTGTTTCTCTTCGCCATGAGCGAGCAAACCGAATCTACGTCGCCGGACCTATGACCGGCATCGAGGACTTCAACTTTCCGGCCTTCAATCAGGCCGCCGAAATGCTTCGGGCCAAGGGTTACATCGTCGAGAATCCCGCCGATCACGGCCTTGTCGAGGGCGCTGAATGGGCGGACTACCTGGCCTACGACCTGACTCGAATCGGCCTGTGCGGATCTGTCTATCTGCTGCCGGGCTGGGAGCAGTCGAAGGGCGCGCAACTTGAAGTTCTGATCGCTACCCGGCTGGGAATGGAAATCATCGAAGCAGAAACCGAGGTGGCGGCATGAGCAGATTGATCGGCATCGCTGGCCGGGCCGGCAGCGGAAAGGATACGGCAGGAGCGCACCTGGTCGAGCGTTACGGTTTCCAGCAGTACGCCTTCGCCGATCCGATCCGGGCAATGCTCGGCGCGCTGGGCGCATTCCCGGCTGACGACCTGGTCAATCGCGACACCAAGGAAGCGGTCATCGACTGGCTGGGCAAGAGCCCGCGGCAGATGGCGCAGACCTTGGGCACCGAGTGGGGTCGCGAACTCGTTCACCCGCAATTGTGGGTTCTGATGGCGCAGCGCCGATGGGATGCCGCCAAGGCCGCCGGGCATGACCTGGTCATCACCGACGTTCGTTTCGAGAACGAGGTCGAGTGGCTGAGGGGTGTCGGAGGCCGAGTGATCTACCTGGCTCGCCCTGGCGTAGAGGCAGTCAGTGCGCACGCAAGCGAGCAGTACGATGCTTCGGTGCTCGCCGATTGGACCATCTTGAACGACAACACGATCGACATTCTGCTGCATCGCGTCGATGAAGCCGTGACGGAGCTGTTCCCATGATGAAGAAGGCGACCGACGAGCAGCTGAAGGAAGCGCTGGCCACCATGACCGTGGCGCAGACAGCCGAGCACTTCGGCATGAACGAGCGCACCGTCTGGTCACGCAAGGCCAAGCTGACCGGCCTGGAGCCGTCGCCGGCACGCACAGTCGCCCAAGCATCCGCCAAGACCATCGACGCCACCAACTCCAAGACCTTCGTCATCACCGCAGCGGTAAACGCCACCAAGGCGCACGCCGGGTTCATGAAGACGCTGCAGCTCTACTGCGCACTGCGCGGCGCTCAGCTGATCGTTATCCCGATGCGGTACCGAAACCCGACCAGCCGAAACGAAGACGGCACGGATGAATGGTGGGATGACCGACTTGTCCCGTACCTGACGCATGAGCGCACCCGGATTGCCAAAAACCTGGTCGTGCTGGCCGACATCAAGATCCAGCCGACCGCAATCAGCCCGCTGCAAGGCTGGCTGACTGTGAGCGGTACCGACTCGGCGATCCTGGGTCACACCAAAATCGCGCTGAAGTCCGTCGCGTCCAAGATGGGCAGTCCTGCCAAGCTGGTCATGACCACTGGCGCCTGCACCGTTGAGAACTACAGCGACACCAACGCCGGCGCCAAAGGTCAGTTTCACCACACTCTCGGCGCCTGCGTGGTCGAGGTCAGCGGCGACCATGCACACACCCGGCAGATCTGCCCACTCAAGGACGGATCGTTTATCGACCTGGCGACCAAGTACACCACCAAGGGCGTAGAGCCTGCGCCACGGGCTGAAGCGCTGACCATGGGCGACATCCATGCCGAGGTGGCCGAGCGCCGCGTGCTGAAGGCCACCGCCGAGCTGGCGACCATGCTCAGGCCAAAGACCATTGTTGCGCATGACGTGCTCAACTTCGGATCGGCCAGCCATCACAGCAAATACTTCGAGAAGTTCGAGCGCCAGATGCGCGGGACTTCCAGCGTGCTCAAGGAATTGAAGGCCACCGCCAAGGTGCTGGACGAGATCAGCGGCCTAGCCGATCAGGTGGTCATGGTCAACTCGAACCATCACGACCACTTCAAGCAGTGGCTGGAGAAGGCCGAGCACGCCAATGACCTGGAGAACGCCCTGGTCTACCACGAAACCAAGACCGTCATGCTCCAGGCGATCCACGACGGCGGCTATATCGACCCGTTCCAGCACTGGATGGGCAAGCTGATGCGCCAAGGCAATCTGCGCTGGCTCAAGCCCGCTGAATCGTTCTCCCGCTTCGGTATCGAGTACTCGTTCCATGGACACAAGGGGCCGAACGGTGCGCGGGGCTCAACCAAGGGATTCGCCAACATCGGCGCCAAGATCGTCAAGGGTCACAGCCACGGGGCCGAGATCGTCGACGGCGCCCGGTCGGTCGGTACCACGTCCAAGATGAACATGGGCTACAACGCCGACTCGCCATCAGGCTGGACCTGGACGCACGACATCACCTACGCCAACGGCAAGCAGACGCTGATCCACTGCATCGGGGGCTCGTTCTTCCGTAACGATCAGGCGGGGGATGCGGCATGACCGATCAAGTAAAAATGCTGGACTGCCCATTCTGCGGCGGACCGCCCGTGACGATCATCACGACCATCTTCAGTCCGATTCGGCATGTAGAGCGGGAAGAAGACCACGGCGACGACGGCCTGAGCGTTGAGGCTCACGTCTACTGCCATGAGTGCGGCGGCAGCGGGGAGATCGTCGAGGATGAGATCTACGACGCCGAGGGTTACGACGACGTGCTGGTCACGGCGATAGGCAAGTGGAACGCCCGGGACAAGCGACACGCGAGCATGTACGAGTCGAGCGAGCGCGACGGCCGAAACCTGTACCCGGGCAACGAACCATCCTGAATGGATGACACAACCAAGGGCGGAGCAGTACGGGTCCGCATAAGTGAATATCAGGGGTGATAGATGGAAGATCGGAATAGTTTTCTGCGGGATCTTGTAGCGCGGGCAATCTGGAGTGTTCGCCGAGGGTATGAAGATCGCTGCGATATGGAGCTGGAGGACATAGGGCTCGACCACCCGGTATGGGATGAGGCTGACGAGGTTATCGAGTCGATCCACTCCGAATATGGGGATGTACTGAAATGATCTACGAAGGGGTGACTACCGACCGTGAAGCCGATGATTTGCTGACCCACTGGGGGCGCTGGACTGTTCAAGGGGCAGGGGTTCCGGGCTGCTCCGCCCCAGGAGAGGCGCCAGTGACGATCATTACCGACGACGAGGCGCTTCTGATTGACCGCCTTGTGGGTCGACTGAAGTTTCGGTACCCGGAATGCGGGAGAGTGATCAAGCGCTACTACACCAGCGACCTGACAATTGCCCAGCTGGCCACCAAGCTGGATATGAGCAAGGAGTCGACGCGGCAACTGTGGAAGGCTGGAGTTGCCTGGGTTGATGGCGCTTTAGAATCGCGTCGTTCAGTCCCTTGACAGGGACCGGTCTGTAATAGTACATTTCCTTCATAGTGCGGTTTTACCGTCAGTAAAAAGAACAGCCAACGCCACCGACGCGGATAAAACCGCCAGTCCGCACACGCGGAATCGTCTACATCGGAATGCCAGCTCGATCGACAGGAAGCTCTCACCCCTGGCGGAATGTTGATTGAGCTGGCACCCCAATGCAGATGAATGCGCAGGCTGATGCGCTCCGTAACTGGCGTCCTGTTGATTCCAGGGGTTGCTCGTAGGGTTCGTCCGATTCGCGGTCGGAAATGTCAGCATCAATAATCGAATTCAAGCCGGAGATCAGTGCCGGCCATCTGCATCAATCACAGAGCCTCGCCATCGTGCGGGGCTTTCTCGTATTCGGCACCCATGCAACCGTCCTTGCTCCGAGCGGACGCGATATGCGTGGAGTGCCGGACCTATTACTGCTCCCTAACAGGGAGATCACCGGATGCTCACCATGCCAGACAGACCTGAGAGCTGGGCCAAGTTCTGGGAGGCAATGAGCAATCCGCTCCTACAGGGCGCAATCATGGCGATCCTCATTTCCCTCCTTCGCGTGCTGTACGACGCAAAAGAAACCAGCAAGCGCCGAATCATCTTCGAAGCGCTGATCTGCGGGGGGTTGAGTCTGTCGGCCAGTAGCGTAATCGCCTGGATGGAGTGGCCGTCGAATCTTTCAGTCGCTGCCGGTGGAGCCATTGGCTTCCTCGGTGTGACAGCTATCCGCGAGATCGTGATCCGCTTCATTGGTCGCAAGGCGGACACGCTATGAAGGCATTCGCCGCTGCCGCCATCATCGTGCTGGTTGCCATCTTGCTGCTGGGTATCCAGCGATACCAGGTGATCGCACTCCAGGGCCAGGTAACGATCGAGGCCAAGAGCAAGGAAGACGCCATCCAGGCGAACGCCGAAAGCCAGGCAACGATCACCACCCTGCGCGCCGAAGCACAGCGCAACGCTGACTACCTAAAAGACCTGAGCAATCGGATCAAGGCCAGCGAAAAGAAAGCCGAGAAGGCAAGGAAAGACTTTGAAACTCTCAAGCGCACCAGCAAGCCTGTACGCGATTGGGCTGCTCAGCCTCTCCCTGATGGGCTGCGCGGGAAATCCCCCGGTAGTGACAAAGACCAGCGCAATACGAATTGAAGCCCCCGAGCTGATCCCGTGTGAGCGCGCAGACGTAGAGAGCTACGACATGCGCCTCAACGGTGACCTTTGGGAACTGAAGGATAAGGCCATCAATCTGCTCGACACCTGCGCTGACCAAGTGGATGCGCAGATCGTTCGCAGCAAGAGCAAATGACATGGACGCCGACATTCTGATCCATTTATGGCTGGGGTTCCTGGTAGGCCTGGCGTGTGGCGTCCTGTACGGGATTAACCGGTTACAGCGCCGGCAGCGGATGGCGAAGGGCGAGGCCTGATTGTCTCGCGCTACGAAAAGACAATGCGCTAATCGTGGCGCGAATCGAAGGAGGCGGATTTGAGAGTTCTTATCCTTGGCTGTGCGATCGCCGGCCTGGCCGCTGCGCTAATGGCTGGCGGGCACCAGGTCGTCGACCATGAGCAGCTGACCGCTGTAGAGCCGCACCACTATGAATCCTTGATGATTGGTCGGGTTGCCGAGATCGGCACCGAAGACGCCCAGGTCATTTTCGAGCGGCGCAAAAAGTATCCCCCGCGGCAGATAGCCAAAACCGAAGATCAACCCCGTGCCGTATGGGATCGCGACCTTGTGGTGGTCGTATGAACCATGGATGCGGGGAGCATGACTGAGGCGGTCCAAGTGGCCGCCGTATCAAAGGGGCGAGCATGAGCAACGTCACGAACATCCGCCACGCCATGCCGATCAGCGCAGAAGTGAGCAAGGCCCTGGAGACTCTGGATCGAGCCGTCATCAAGGCGATTGCCGATGCTCAGGAAGCCGGTCTGCCTCAAGGCTTCGTTGTAGCCATCCTGCACGCCCAGGCGCTGCGGCAGACGCAGAGGATGATCGAATGACCGTATCCCCTGAGCGCATTCGCTGAGTGCGCTGACGAGATACCAACACCAAGGAATTCACATGGCAGACAAGCAACCCGACTGGGAGCGCATTGAACAGCTCTTCAGGGCTGGTGTGCTGTCGCTGCGAGAGATCGACGCTGCATGCCCTGGCTCAAACCATGTGGCAATCGCAAGGCGCGCAAAGAAGCATGGATGGGTCCAAGACCTGTCGGCCAAGATCAAGGCCAAGGCCAATGACCTTGTAACAAGGCGAACTGTAACAGCTGATGTAACAGCGGAACGAGCTGTTACGGATCGAGCTGTCATTGAGCTGAACGCCGAGGTCATTGCGAACGTCCGCATGGCTCACCGGGGGGATATTTCTCGCGGTCGCCGGCTGACCAACATGCTGCTGGATGAGCTGGAGTCGCTGACCGAAGAGCAAGGCACCATCAAGGAGTTGATTGCTCAGCTAAAGGATGGTGATCGCGACGACGCAGATGCAATGGCCGACATCTTGGCTCTTGCCCAGAAGATGGGCGCTCTACCGTCCCGGACCAAGACCATGAAGGAATTGGCCGAGACACTCAAAACACTGGTTGCCCTTGAGCGCCAAGCCTATGACCTGGACGTGAAAGCCGGCGGCAGCGATGCCGATGAGCTGTCCAAGCTGATGGACGAACTATCGAAGGACGCCTGACATGAAGCCCGAGCACTTGAAGCTGCTCCGGGATCGGTTCTGGCGGCTCAACAATATCTACTTCATCACCGACAAAAACGGTAAGAAAGTCCGCTTCCGCATGACGCAGGAGCAGATCGACTACTTCCAGGGCATGCACACTCGCAACATCATCCTCAAGGCTCGTCAGCTCGGGTTCACGACTCTGGTCTGCATCGTCCAACTGGATGCTGCGCTGTTTGAGGCTGCCAAGTGCGCACTGATCGCTCACACCCTGACGGACGCCAAGCGCCTGTTCCGGGAGAAGATCAAGTATGCATACGACAACCTGCCGGCTGAGATCAAAGCGGCCAACCCGGCACGCAATGACGCGGCGGGGGAGCTGGTATTCAGCAAAGGCGGTTCGCTCTACGTCAGCACGTCCTTCCGGGGCGGCACGCTGCGTTACCTGCACGTTTCCGAGTTCGGGAAGATCTGCGCCAAGTATCCGCACAAGGCGCGGGAGATCGTCACTGGAGCCTTCGAGGCGGTGGCGGCGGATTGCTTTGTCACCATCGAATCGACGGCAGAGGGGCGGGCCGGCTACTTCTTCGACTACTCGCAGAGCGCCGAGAAGCAGCAGCTGTCCGGCACTCCGCTGGGCCTGCTCGACTGGAAGTTCTTCTTCTTCAGCTGGTGGCGTAACCCGCTGTACTGGCTGGACCCGGCGACGGCGGTTATCCCGCAGCGCCTGACCGACTATTTCAACGACCTGGAGGCCAAGCACGGCATCCAGACGAACCCAGGGCAGCGCGCCTGGTACACCGCCAAGGAAAAGACCCTCGGCGATGACATGAAGCGCGAGTATCCGTCGATCCCTGTCGAAGCCTTCCAGCAGTCGGTAGAGGGCGCCTACTACGCCCAGCAGTTCACCAAGCTTTACGCGGCAGGACGCATCGGCAAGCTGCCGGACAATTCGCACCTGCCGGTCATGACCATCTGGGACATCGGTGTCGGCGACTCAACGGCCATCTGGTTCGTGCGTCAGGTCGGCACCGAATACCACATCATCGACTACTACGAGAACAGCGGCGAAGGCCTGCGGCACTACATGAAGGTGCTCAAGGACAAGGGTTACACCTATTCCGAGCACTGGGGCCCGCACGACATCGAGAACCGCGAGTTCGGTAGCGATGCCAAGAGCCGAAAGGACATCGCCAAAGAGGGCTACGAGATCGATGGCGAGCGGTACTCGATCAAGTTCCAGGTCGTGCCAAAGACCGGCGTGGACACTGGCATCGAGGCGACTCGGGAGATTCTTCCGCGGTGCGCGTTCGACGAAGAGAAATGCGAAGAAGGCATCGCCCACCTTGAGAGCTATCGCAAGGAATGGGATGACAAGCGCGGCTGCTGGAAAGACAAGCCGCTGCACGACAAGGCATCCCACGGCGCTGACAGCTTCCGTTACTTCGCCGTCGCTATGACCAAGCGCAAGCCAACACCAACTACCACTACATCCCTGAGAATCTAGCCCATGAGTAGTAATGACCCAAGCATCGCCCTGCCGGCGGTTGAACGCATGCGCGAGTATTGGGCCATTGTTGATCCGCTGATGGGCGGAACTCAGGCAATGCGCGCGGCTGGCGACAAGCTCCTGCCGCAATACCCGGCTGAGGCTGGCGACACCTACAAAGAGCGCCTGGCCCTGTCCACGCTGCTCCCGGCATACGCCGAAACGGTGGCCAGCAGCACTTCACGCGTATTCGCTGAGCCTCTTCAGCTGGGCGAGGATGTGCCTGAGCCGATCAAGCTGCTTTCCGCTGACGTCGACCTTGGCGGCAACGACCTCAATTCGTGGTCGGTCGAGTGGTTCCGTGAGGCTCTGGCCAAAGGCTTGTGTCACGCGATGATCGAGCATCAGCCGACCCGCGACGCTGAAGGCAACAAGCTGTACAAGACTGTCGCCGAGGAAGAGGCGGCCGGGGTTCGCCCTTACGCCGTCATCATCAAGCCGGGCCAGGTGCTCGGCTGGCGCTTCGACGGTGGCAAGCTGATGCAGGTTCGCTACATGGAATCTGTCGAGGTCGCAGACGGTGACTTCGGCGTCAAGTGCGTGGATCAGGTCCGCGTGCTGGAGCCTGGCAGCTGGCGCACCTACCGCAAGCCTGAGAATGGCGGCGCCTGGGCTGAGCACGCTCAGGGCGCAACAAGCCTCACATACATTCCGTGGGTGACGTTCTACACGGGCCGCACCGGGCCGATGACGGCTAAGCCGCCACTGCTCGAACTGGCCCACCTGAACGTCAAGCACTGGCAGTCACAGAGCGACCAAGACAACTTGCTGCACGTTGCCCGCGTCCCGCTGCTGTTCGTGTTCACCGATAACGAAGAATTCCAGCTGACTATCAGTTCGGCCAGCGCAACCCGCATGCCGAAGGACGGCAACGCCAAGTACGTCGAGCACACCGGGGCGGCAATCACCGCCGGGCGCGACTCACTGAGCGATCTGGTCGACGATATGCGCATGGCGGGGGCCAAGCTGCTCCAGAAGGACAAGCAGGCCGTGAAGACAGCTGCACAGGCCAACGAGGAAGCGGCACAGGAATTGTCCCCGCTGGCTCGCCTGGCTGGTCAGTTCGCCGACTGCATCGCTCAGCTGCTCCAGATCCTGGCCGACTACGGCAGCCTGGGCGAGGGTGGCCACGTCGAAATGCGAGGGAATTTTGACTCGGATTTTGCACCTGAAATAAGTTTGCCCAACCTGATCAGCATGGCCAACTCCGGCAAGCTCAGCGATCAAACGCTCTACTCCGAAATGCAGCGCCGAGGCGTCATCAGTGATGAACTGGATTGGATGGCGGAAAAAGCGCGCATTGAGGAACAAGGACCGGCACTAGGGGTGATCTGATATGGCAACGGTCAACGAACAGTTGCAGTCGGCATCGATCGGGCACGCGGTTGACCTACAGCACCTCAGTAATGCCGAGGCGCGAAAGGTCATCAATCTGTTGAATAGCGTGGACGCAGACCTTCGCGCCCGGCTGATCGATGCCATCGAGCGTCTGGGTGCTGACTCCTACACGGCCAAGCACCTCAATGCCGTGTTGGCCTCGGTGCTGGAGCTGAACAAGTCGATTTATGCCTCGATTGGCGAGGTCATGGCTGAGTCAGTCGTCGACATCGGCCAGTACGAGGTCGAGTACCAGGGCGCATTGTTTACCCGGGTTATTCCAGGCCAGGTCCTGGTCGAGGTCCAGCTGAACACTGTCAGCCTGGCGCAGGTGCGAGAAATCGCGCTCAGTCGGCCATTCCAAGGGCGATTGCTCAAGGAATGGATTGGCGGCCTTGAGGCGGGCCGGGCGGCGAAGATCCGCGACGGCATCCGCATCGGCATGACCGAAGGCCAAACCACTGACCAGATCGTTCGCCGCATCATGGGTGCCCGGGCCGAGGGATATGCTGACGGCCTGATCGAGCGCAGTCGACGTGATGTTGATTCGATGGTGCGGACTGCGATCAGTCACACCGCGCAGGGTGCCCGAGAGGCCTACTACCAGCAAAACGACGACCTTGTCGAAGAGGTTCGCTGGCTCAGCACCCTGGATAACAAGACATCCGCCCCATGCAGGCTGCGTGACCGGCTCGTCTACACCAACGACAGCAGACATTTGCCAGTCGGCCACAAAGTCCCCTGGCTCAGCGGGCCGGGCAAGCTGCATTGGTGCTGCCGCTCGACCTCGATGCCGATCATCAAGAGCTATGAGGCGCTGAGGCTTTCCAAAGGCCTGCCAGAAGGCACGCGGGCGAGTATGGATGGCCAGGTGCCGCAGTCCACGAATTACGGCGACTGGATCAAGTCGCAGAGCGCGGCAAGACAGGATGAAGCTCTCGGCCCCGTGCGCGGGAAACTGTTACGCGATGGCGGACTGAGTATTGACTCGTTCTACAACGACAAAGGCCTAGAGCTCACACTTGTCCAATTGCGCGAGCGTGACGCCGCGGCATTCGCCCGAGCCGGACTGTAACCACAAACCAAATCATTCAGCCCTGGCAATCGCCGGGGCTTTTTATTGCCTGTCTGTTCGGATGAGCGGGGCGCACTGGGCCGGATGGCCTGCTAGGAGAAACAATGAAGCTCAAGATCGTTGAAGTCGATGGCAAGCAATACGCGGAAGTCCTGGATGGGAAGCCCGTATTCACTGGTGACGACGGCAAGGACATTGCGTTCGATGCTGTGGGCACCCGCGACACCATCACCCGGCTGAACGCTGAGGCCAAGTCGCACCGTACCCGCGCTGAAGCGGCAGAATCGGCAGTTTCCGCATTTGAAGGCATCGGCGACCCAGCCGCAGCCCGCAAAGCGCTGGAAACCATCGCAAATCTCGACCAAAAACGCTTGGTGGATGCCGGCCAGGTTGAGCAAGCGAACGCCGAGCGCGACAAGGCATGGCAAGCACGCCTGGACGAAGTGTCCGGCAAGGCGCAGACCTACGAGCAGCAGCTGTATGCCGAGAAGATCGGCGGCAGTTTCGCCCGCTCCAAGTACATCGCCGACAAGCTGGCTGTACCGGTAGACATGGTTCAGGCCACTTTCGGCCAGAACCTGAAGATCGAGGAAGGCAAGGTCGTCGCTTATGACACCCAGGGCCAGAAGATTTTCAGCCGCTCCCGCCCAGGCGAACTGGCCGACTTCGACGAAGCCATCGAGACACTTGTTTCGCAGTACCCGCACCGCGACCACATCCTGAAGAGTTCGGACGCCAATGGCGGCGGCGCACAGGGCAGTGGCGGCGGCAATTCCGGCGCCAAGGGCAACTTTGGCGGCAGCAAACAAGATCGCGTAGCGGCCATCAAGGCCAAGACCGCAAATATTTAAGGAGTCACCATGTCCCTGTCGAACATGAAGGTATTCAACGAGTACCTGAAGAGCATCACCATCGAAACCCTGGCGCAGGACGTTGAGAAATTCAACGCCGCCTCCGCTGGCTCCATCCGCCTGACCACTCAAGGCATCGACGGCGACTTCCTGCAGGAGTCGTTCTGGGCTGGCCTGCACAGCGCCCAGCGTCGTGTTGACCGCTATGCCGCCAACGGCGCGCAGGCTGCCACCCCGCTGACCCAGAAGCAGTACGACTCGGTGAAGATCGCCGGCGGCTTCGGCCCGATCCTGTGGGAGCCTTCGCAGCTGTCGTGGGTTCAGAAGAACCCGGAAGAAGCTCTGGAAGTGATCAGCCGCAACCTGTCCGAAGCCATCATGTCGGACCAGCTGAACACCGCCATCGCCGCTCTGGTCGCCGCTATTGGCAACCAGCCATCCGCCACCAACGACGTTTCCGCCACTGCCGGCGTGGACTACGTTGCCATCAACAACGCGCACGCGCTGTTCGGTGATGCCTCGCAGCGTCTCATTGCCCAGGTAATGACTGGCGCCATGTACCACAAGCTGATCGGCAAAAACCTGGTCAACGCCGAGAAGCTGTTCACCTTCAGCGGTGTTCAGGTTGTCGACATCCTGGGCAAGGCCGTGATCATCACCGACGCTGCCGCGCTGTACGAGGCTGGCACCCCGAACAAGCAGAAGGTGCTGAGCCTGGCCGACGGCGCTGCGATGGTGATGGATGGTTCCGACCTGATCACCAACATCGAGACCTCCAACGGTAAGGAGCGCATCGAGACCACCATGCAAAGCGATTATTCGTTCGGCTTGGGCCTCAAAGGTTTTACATGGGATGTTGCGGGTGGCGGCAAGTCTCCAACCAGCGCCGAGATTGCAACTGGCTCGAACTGGGATTTGGTGGCTGCCACCATCAAGCAAACCGCGGGCGTGATTACCATTGGTGATGCAACCAAGTAACGATGTAGAATGACCGTGTCAGGACAGCCCTTTGCAAGGGGTTTTCGGCTCCGATAAGCCGGATTACTGACACTCATTTCTCGCCTTATCGGAGGCCGCAATGCTTACTCAAGAAAAGCTCAAAGAAATTCTCCACTACGACCCAGAAACAGGGCTGTTTACGTGGCTTAAGCCGACCTCAAACAGAGTTAAGGCTGGGGCCGTGTGTAGCACGGTTGCTCGTATCGGGTATGTGATCATTGGCGTCATGGGAAAGAGGCAATACGCCCATCGCCTAGCATGGCTCTATATGACTGGTGAGTGGCCATCTGATCAGGTTGATCATGCCAACTGCGACAAGACTGATAACGGGTGGTCAAATCTGCGAATTGCTGGCAAATCCAGAAATATGCAGAACATCGGCATCAGATCCAACAACTCCAGCGGATTTACCGGTGTTGGCTACCATAAGCAAACAGGTCGTTGGCGTGCCTTTGTTGTGAGCGCTGGGAAAATGGTCCACGTTGGCCTATTCGACACAATTGAAGAGGCAGCGAGAGCTAGAGAAGCGGCGGCAGTCGAGCGATACGGCGAGTTCTACCGTGCGGTGTAATCAAACAGATAATGCAAGGCCGACTATTGAGTCGGCCTTTTTTATGCCTGGAGAAAAGTAATGTCAGAGAAAGTTGTTTACGAGAAGCACCCGGTCACCGCTGAGCGCAAGTCCGAACTGCGCCAGAAGGGCTACAAGATCATCGACGCCAAGTTCGCGCCGGATGACTACAAGCACCCCGAGCCGATCAAGGTCGCGAAGTCCGGCGGCGCAAGCCAGAAGGCCGAACAGGAATAACCCATGACCGACTTCATCACTGTTGCAGACGTTGACACATTGCTGGGGTCGGGCTGGGCGGGTGCCGGTGATCCGGTTCTGTCTGTGATGCAGGCCAATGCCTGGCTGACCAGCAAGATTAAGCGTCCTGCTCCCGCCGAAGTACCGGCCGAGATCAAGCAGGCCGGCGCCCAAGTTGCAAAGATCGCCTCGACGGGTGCGCTGTACAAGGCCGTCGAGCGCGAGACGATCAGTGAGACGGTATCGGCCACCTCTGGAACGTCCGTCAGCGAAACCTACGTTCAGGGCTCTGTCGCACTGTCCGCCGGGGAGAGCTTCGCCCTGGCGCTGATCTATCCATGGACCACTGGCACCAATTCCATCCCGATGGTGAGGGGCTGAGCATGGGTCTACAGGATAAGCTCCAGGCCAAGCTGGCCAAGGCCTTCGACGGGAAGCTGGCCGATGCCGTGTCGGCTTTCACCGGGTCCTATCAAGGCCCCGGCGCGTGGGACCCGGTCGAGGAAACGACAACGGCCGTCACTGTCACCTATACCGGGCGCGGCGTGATGGCTGAGTACGAAACCAAGCGCATCGACAACATCAACATCCTATCGGGTGACCTGAAGTTGATTGCGCTGACCAATGAGCTCACTGACCGGCCAGCCGAGGGGCACACGATCACGGCGCCGGACCTGGCTGACCGAGCCAAGAGCGTCAGTTACGTGGTCAAGGGTGTGCAGGTTGATCCGGCTTCAGCTACCTACCAGATACAACTGAGGGCGCCGTAAATGAACGCCAAGGCCGGATGGAGCCATAGTCTGCGCGACTTCGCCGACCAGATCGACGAGGACGTGACTCAGCATGTTCGGTCCATTGCCCTGGCGATGCTTAGCGAGGTCATTCAGCGGTCGCCGGTCGGTAACCCGGACTTGTGGAAGGCCAACACCGAGCTTCGAGCGCAGAACACGGCCATGGCTGACGCCTACGACGCCAACGTCGACGCCCGCAACGCGACCAACACAGGCAAGAAGAAATTCAAGAAGCTGACTCAGCGTGAGCGGAAGGAGAACTTCTTTGTCGATGCGAAGGCGGCAGGGCAGGGCTATGTAGGCGGTCGCTTCCGCGGCAGTCACACTGTATCCATCGGCTCCCCTGACTTCACCGTGACGGAAAACATCGACCCATCAGGCAGTGAAACCCTGTCCAGGGGCTCAATGCTGATCAAGGCATCAGGAAACTACCCGGTGATCTACATCCAGACCAATTTGCCGTATGCGGAAATGCTCGAGCTCGGGCATTCGACCCAGGCCCCGGGCGGCGTCTATGACCTGGCCTGGATCGGCGTATCAGAGGCCTACCGATGACCTATGAAGACATTCGCAAGCTGATCACGGCGCGCATGGTTGCCTTTGCCGGCCTGCCGCAGTCGAGCATCGACTACCCGAACACGCAGACCTTCACGCCGCCGGCTACCGGCCTCTGGTGCCGCCTGAGCATCCAGCACGCAACAGCCTTCATGGCTGGCATGGCTGACAAGCCGTACACCCGCAAGCCTGGGCAGATCAGCATCCAATGCTTCGCCCGGGTCGGTACCGGTACCAAGGCGCTCAACGTCCTGTCGGATCAGCTCGAAGCGCACTTTGCCTACTGGCAATCGGGCGACCTCGAATGCCTGGAGGCGAGCCAGATCCCGGCCGGCGAGTTCGAGGGCTTCTATCAGGTCAACGTGAATATCCGCTTCCGCGCAGGCTGATCCAGCGCAACGCACCAACTACAGCCCGCCAAGCGCGGGCTTTTTCATGTCCGCAATCTGGAGACTCACTATGTCGAGCGGCGCCAAAGTCACAAGCTACATCATCCCCGAGGTGACGCCCGGCGTTACTCCCGGCTCCGGCACCTGGGACACGCTACGGCTGACCGGCAATGCCATGACCCCGACCGTCAACACGGCGACCAGTGACGAGATCACCGACTCGCGCATCAGTCAGGGTTCGGTCGTGACCAGTACCGACATCGGCGGCGACCTGACCGCCGAGCTGTCCTATGGCAGCTTCGACAAGCTGCTGGAGGCTGCGTTTTATGGCGCCTGGGCCAGCAACGTGCTGACCGTAGGCGACGTGCGCCACACCTTCAGCATCGCCAAGAACTACATGGACGTGGGCGTTTACTCCCTGTTCAAGGGCGTGCACATCCCGACCTTCGCCCTGGACATCCCGAGCGACGGCAAGATCACTGTCACCTTCGGCACTGCCTGCCTGGACTACACCGACAGCAGCGCGCCGATCGTTCTCGCTCCAGCGGGCCCGACCACAACCCCGTTCCTGTCGAATGGCAACGTCGGAACCCTCCTGGTCGATGGCGTGTCGCTGGAAGGTCAGGCTTGCGTCTCGGCCATGACCATCAGCCTGGACAACGGCCTGCAGGCTCAGCGCTGCATCGGCACCGACAAGATGGGGCCGGGTGCGCAGATCGCCACCGAGGCAGCCATCACCGGCACTATCACGCTGGCCTGGTCGGCGACCGCCTGGGGTATCTGGAAAAACACCTTCACCCGGAAAACGGTTGCGGTCGAATTCCCGATCACCGACAGCGTCGGCAACAAGTACACCTTCAATTTCCCGGCGGTGGAAGTCGACGGTGAGCTGCCGAGCGGCGGTAAGCGCGACCTGATCGAGGTGACGCTGAATTACACCGTGGCCAAGCTCGCCCCGACCATCACCCGCGCCCCATACGTGGCCCCGACCAGCGTCACCGTGGCCCCAGGCACTGCGACCATTGCAGTAGCCGGCACTCAGCAGCTGACCGCGACCGTTGCTCCGGCCGGCGCACCGCAAGGCGTCAACTGGACCAGCAGCGCCCCGAGCAAGGCGACTGTCAGCTCGACAGGCCTGGTCACTGGCGTGGCATCCGGCTCGGCGACCATCACCGCGACCAGCAAGTACGACGGCACGAAGCTCAGCACGTCGACCATCACCGTTTCGTAACACCGATTCACCCCTTGACTGCCCCGGCACCAACGCCAGCCGGGGCGGTCCTTTTCGGCGTGGCGTGAGGAATAACCATGGCTTTGCGACTGACCAAGAAAGACCAGAACGTCTCGGAAACCAAATGGGTTGCCTATGACGAAGACACCAAAGTGTTGCTGGCACGAATTGATAACCCCGAATACGCGGTCGCCCTTGAGCGCGAACGCCGCAAGCTGCGAAATGCTGACGCCCAGTTCGGCGTAGGCATCGTGGGCGTGATCGACGGCGAGACGACCGAGCATCAGACCCAGTGCCGACTGCTGGGCCAGTTCATCGTCAAAGACTGGGCCGGCGTGCAGGATGCGGACGGTAACCCGCTGCCGTACAGCGCCGGGGCTGCCGAGCAGATGCTCGATGCCAACCTCGAGTTCTTCCTGTTCGTCCTGCGCGAGGCGTCGGCGTCGGCAGTCGAGGCGCAAAAGGCCTTGGCTGACACCGTGGGAAAGTCGTTGCCCGCTTCGAGTGGGAAAAAGAGTGGGGCGGCGACACCGAAAAGCGACGGCTGATCTACCAGCGGCTGCGCATGGCGGTCCCGGATGAGCCGGAAACGGACCCGATGACCAACTATCTGCTGAACACGTTCCGCAACATCACTCGCGGCCGCCGGTTCATCTCGTCGATGGCTGGCGTTTTCCCACTGCCGCTATCGGCCCGGGAAATATCGGATTGGTTGGAGGCGCACCCGCCGGCCATGCCTCGCAGCGAGATAGACGAGGTGGTCTATACGCTCGACGCGCTGTGCCTGGCAGAGAAAGATGACTGAGGCGCGCCCCGTGTGATGCTAAAATGACGGCATCATCCAGGGAGAAACCTATGCGTATCGGGATCGCGATTGTCGCGGCAGTATTTATCAGTGGCTGCGCAGCCACCTATCAAGCGCCGACCATTCAAGACGTTGGCGCCGTCAGCAGTACAAAGGCCAGCAAAGAGCAGATCCTGCTGGCTGCCAAGCGGGCCCTGGTTGCCGATGGCTACCAGATCACCAGCTTCGACGATGCGGCCGGCGTTATCTCTACTGCGCCCAAGCAAGTCAGACTGACCCCGCGGGACGCCGACTGCGGCAAGACCCTGGGCCTCGACTACCTGCTCGACAACCGAACATCAACCAAGGTGACCATGGGCGTTATCGCCTATCAGGATCGCTACGTGGTAAGGGCTTCCATTGCCGGCGACTACCGCCCGGGCGAGGTGTCGCAAAACATGGATCTGACGTGCGTGTCTCGCGGCAACCTGGAAGCGCTGCTCATGGAGCAGATCACGGCAGGCATCTAATCGAATCCGATACACAAGACCCGCTCCGGCGGGTTTTTTAATACCTGGAGAAAGGCAATGGCCCAAACATCCCGCCTCGTCATTGAGCTGGACAGCCGAGACGCCGAAGTAAAGGCGGCGGACACGCGAAAGGCGCTTGAGGCGCTGGAAGACGCGGGCCTGAGCATCCAGCCGGCACTGAACAAAGCCGGCGCAAGCATGGAGAAGATGGGCAAGGGCGCCGAGAAGGCCGCCAAGTCCATCGAGGATGAGGCCGACGAGCTTGAGCGTCTGCTGGGGCAGATTGATCCGGTAGTGCGCCGCCTGGGCGAACTGGACAAGCAAGAGCAGGACCTGGCCAGGCATCGCAAGTCAGGAAAGCTCGACACTGCTACCTATGACGAATACCAGGCGAAGATCAACCAGGCCCGCAAGGGCCTGACCAGCTTCGATGACTCACTGACCCGCACCGGCAACACCGCCAAGCAGACAGCGGCAGCCCTGCGCGGTGTGCCGGCACAATTCACTGATATCGCCACATCGCTGCAGGGCGGCCAGAACCCGCTGACCGTATTCCTGCAGCAGGGCGGCCAGCTCAAGGATATGTTCGGCGGCGCCGGGCCTGCAGCCAAGGCGATGGGCGGCTACGTCCTCGGCCTGGTCAACCCGCTCACCGTGGCAGCTGCTGCGGTCGGTACGCTGGGCCTGGCCTACTACCAGGGCTCTCAGGAGGCGGACGCATTCCGCCTGTCTCTTGTTACCACCGGCAATGGCGCGGGGACTACGGCGCTCGCATTGGCGGGCATGGCCACCACCATCAGCGCGACAGTTGGGACTACTGGCAAGGCTGCCGAGACGCTGGCATTGCTGGCATCGAACGGCAAGATCGCCAGCTCCAGCTTCGAACAGATTGCCACGGCAGCCATCAGCTTCGAGAGCGCCACCGGCAAGGCAGTGTCATCCACTGTCGCCGAGTTCGCTGCCCTGGCTGAAGATCCAGTCAAGACGCTGGCCACGCTCAACGACAAATACAACTTCCTGACCGCCTCGGTTTACGAGCAGGTGCGCGCAGCTCAAGAAATGGGCGAGAAGGAGCAGGCCGCAGCAATTGCCCAAGCGGCCTACGCGAAGGCGCTGGAAGAACGAACCAAGACCATCAAGGAGAGCCTTGGCACCATCGAGACGGCTTGGAATTCGGTCACTGGCGCGGCAAAGAGTGGTTGGGATGCCATGCTGGGCGTAGGCCGTCAGCAGTCTCTCGATGAGCAGATCGCCAACACCAAGCAGCTTCTGGAGGATCGAAAGAGCAGCTTTGCGGCGAAAATGTTCCCCGATACGCTGGGCGAAGGCAGCGATTCGACCAGGTTCCTACAGGACCGACTGAATCTGCTCGAGAAGCAGAAGTTGCTGCTTGCTGATCAAGGCAAGGCCGAAGGCGACAAAGCCAGGATTCAGCGCGACGGGCAGAAGGCCTATGAGGACTTCCAGAAGGGCGTCGAGGCAGCCGGCAGTCGCGAGCAGAAGCTGAACAAGGCCCTGCTCGAAGATCAGCAGCGCATCAACGCAGCCCGCGCAGCCGGATACACGATCACCCAGGCCGACGCCGATGCGTCTGAGAAGGCTATTCGCGACAAGTTCAAGGAGCCCAAGGCGGCAGCTGCCAAGACCTACACCGAAGATGCTGGCATGAAGATGCTGGACGCGGCGCGGCAGGCCAATGCTGTGCTGCTTCAGCAAAACGCCTCGATCAATGGCCAAGGCATCGCCACTCAGAAGCTCGGCACCCAGGCGCAGGCGCTGATCAAGTGGGAGCAGCAGCTTGCCGACATCAAAGGCAAGCAAACGCTCACCGCTGACCAGAAGTCCTTGCTGGCCAGCCAGGATCTGATCACTGCACAGCTGAAGAAGAATGCCGGGCTTGAGCGTGAGGTAGAGATTCAGAAGAGCATCAAGCAGGCGAACGACGACCAGGTAAAGCTGCTGACAATGACCGGCCAGCTGCGCGAGGCTAATCAGCTGAAGTCGAGCCTGGACGATGCGGCGCAAATGGCCGAGTACGAGCGTCAGGGAAACACCGAAGCCGCCAAGCGCCTGGAAACGCTGATCAAGATCCGTGACATCAACCTCAACGCAGCGCAGAAGCCGGGCACCATTGAGGGTGTCAGCAAGGCTCCTACCGTCACCGGTTTGGATGCTTCTGTAGGCGGCCCTTACAGCGAGATTGACCGGCTGAATACTCAGCAGGCCGAGGTCGATGCGTGGCGCATGGTTGAACTTGAGAAGCAGAAAGCCTACCTGGACCTCAAGGCGATCAATGAGCAGACCTACGCCGAGCGTGTCGCCAACATCGACAAGCAGGCGCAGGCAGGGCGCGAGCAGATCGAGAAAGCGAAAAACAGCGCGATCATGGGCGCAAGCGCTGACTTCTTCGGGAATATGGCCGCGCTGAGTCAGTCCGGCAACAGTCGGCTTGGCGCTATCGGCAAAGCTGCTGCAATCGCTCAGACGACGATCAGCACCTATAAGTCGGCGACCGACTCGTATGCCGCGCTCGCGGCAATCCCGATCATCGGCCCGGTTCTTGGTTTCGCAGCTGCTGGCGCGGCGATCACTGCCGGCCTTGCCAACGTAGCAGCAATTACTGGAGTTGGTTTCTCCGGCGGCGGCTATACCGGCGCAGGCGGCGTGAACGATCCGGCGGGCACCGTCCACAAGGGCGAGATCGTCTGGTCGCAATCCGACATTCGCAAGTTTGGCGGCGTGGCATCGGTTGAGGCTTTGCGAAATGGCAACGTTTCAGCTGGTCGCGCGATGTCCGGCGGTAGCGGCTCGTCGACGGCTGCCAGTAATGGCGTCCCGGCGCAGGAGAGGCCGATGGTAGTCAATCTGCATGAGGATGCCAGCCGAGCGGGTCAGGTCAATCGCAGTCAGCTCGGCGAGCAGGACGTGATCGATATCTGCGTGGCCAACATTCGCGGCGAGAGAGAGCTGCACCAGGTAAACCAAGAGAAGTACGGTTTGAAGCCACAAGGCACATAGCACAGTGATACTATAGGGTCCCTACCAAGGGACCACTGGAGGCAGGATGAGCAACCCGATCAACGTCTGCTACGCCTCGGGCGGGACGCTACCGATCAACACCATCGAGGCTACGTGCTCGATCTGGCCTGCGCCGATCCTGCTCTGCGATGGCTACGAGGATCGCGTCTGCGGCACTGAGGATTCTCGGGTTCTCGTCTTCGCTGCTATGGCTCTGGAACAAGGGTTGCCAAATCAGGACAACTCCGGCTTTCAGAGCATCATTCTCGCCCTCGACAACGTGTCCGGGGCGGTCCAAATCAAGATCGAGCAGGCCAAGGCCGCTAACGCTCGGGTGACGCTGACCTGTCGGCGCTACCTCGAAGGCGATCTGACCTACCCGGCCGAGCGTTACCGCATGAGCCTGCTCAGTCGCCAGTACGAAACGACCGTGGCCACGCTGACGTGCGGCTTGTTCGATCTGCTCGGCACGGCGCACCCGCGGGAGAAACTGACCCCGAGTGTCGCGCCTGGGCTGCTCTACATATGAGCGATATCGGCAAGTACCTATCAGCCCCCTACAAGGACGGCGCCCGCGGTCCTCTGGCCTTCGACTGTTACGGCCTGGTCATTTCTGTGCGGCATGAAGTGTTCGGCCTGCCGTTGCTGCCCTCGTTGGGCGGCGTGGGGCGGGCCAAGCTGCGCGCGAACACCGTCGCTTATCACGACCTCAAGTCCGGCATGGACGAGTGCCAGCCCGAGCCAGGCGCCATTGCTGCCGCCTTCAAGGGTGATTACCTGGAGCACGTCGGCGTGATCGTGCACCTGGATGGCCAGCTGAAGGTGCTCGACACCAACCCGGGCGGCCCCCGCATTCGCCCCGTGCGCGACTTCGAGTCGTGCTATCAACGAGTGGTGTACTACAAATGATCGAATTCTTCCCCAATAAAATAGCCGGCACCCGGCCGCTGGCCACGTTCTCGACTGATCGTCGCATGACACTGGAAGAGTGGGTAATCAGCAAGCTCGAAGTTGGCGTGACGTACACCCGCGGCCCGGTACAGCCGATGAGCATCGCGCTCAACGGCGAAATGATCGACGCTCACCTGTGGCACAAGGTCAAGTTCAAGCCTTCTCATCACGTTCAGATCTGGTACGAGCCGAAGGGCACCGACCCCTTCACCATAACCGCCTTGCTGTTCAAGGGTGTGAAGGTTGTCGGAAAAATGCTCATGCCCAAGATGCCCGGCATGCCATCGATGGCCGGAACCGCTCAGGGCAATCCGATCGACGAGGCAAGTGCCAAAGGCAACAAGGTCAAGCTCGGCGACCCGGTGCGCAACCTGGCCGGCCGACAGAAGCTGTTCCCGGCTTATCTGGCTGAGCCGCGCACCTGGTTTGTGTCGCCGCGCGAGCAGTGGACTGAAATGCTGCTCTACGTCTCGGCCGGTGACGTGCAAGTCACCACCAGCGACATCAAGATCGGCGAGACCCCGATTATCTCGCTGGGCTCTGACGCCATCTGCAATATCTACCCGCCTGGCGCTGACCTGTCAGGCAATACCGCCTCGATGCTCTGGTACAACGTCGACGAGGTCGGAGCCAGTTCCAGCGGCTCGGCTGGCCTTGAAATGACCGTGGCCAACGCTATCACGCAGACTGCAGCAGGATCGGCCTACCAGTTCAGCGGGAATTCAATATCTATTCCCCTTGGTGCTGGCACCTTCCCGAGCGACTGGGAAGCAGGCCTGATCATTCGCGTTCTGTCGCCATATGAATACACCGTCGTGGACGGCGGGGCGGGGCGTGACATTGTTCGCGGTCCGCTGGCGATGCTTAACCCTGCTCCGGCCATGCTGATTGAGGTTCAAGGCGCGAACTCGGGTCTGTATTCGGTTAGTTCGTACACCCCTTATACGCCGGCCGTGCCGCCGACTTCCGGGACGCCATCGACGATTCTCGGCTCGAGCATTCCAGCCCGCTACGACTACGACGTGACGCCGCTGACCTTCACGGTCTCGCTCGGCTCTACCCCATATTCTGTCGCACTGAATACGGCAACGACCGACTTGGCGGGCTTGGTATCAGCAATCAATACCGCCAAGGGTGGCGCGCCATTCGTGGCCAGCGCCTCGGCGGGCAAGGTACTGCTGACGCAAACCGGCGCCAACAATGGACAGGCCCTGGTCTCGTCCGGCGGCGCTGATGTGCTCGGCTCCAGTCCGATCAATACCACCGGTACGGCAGCTACCTCGGGCACGCCTGAGCAGCCGGCAGAAATGACCTTGAACTATGACGGAGGGCAGCCTGCTGCCGGCCTTTCTCTTGGGTCTGGCTTGGCAACCATTGGGCCCCGCGGTCTTCGTTATCGCATCACGGCCTTCAGTGCATCGCTCATAACGGTCGAGCGCCTGACTTCAACCGGATCGACTGATAGTGCGTGGCCAGGCTTTGATTTGATGCAAACGGTTAACGGGTTGATCACCCTTGATCCGTCGAATCTGGAGGGCGGCTATCGTGGCTGGTTCAGTTGCGCCCCGAAAGGCGAGCTGGTCACTGAGCTGGAGTACACCGTGTTTCACCCCAACGGCCTGTGCGGTATCGGCCGGGAAGGGCAGATTTATGCGATACGGTCATTCCATACCTTCGAGTATCGCGACATGGATGCGGCTGGGGCGTGGACAGTGCTCGATAAGGAGCACTGGGGCGGCACGCGAGACGCGCAAGGCTTCACCTATCGCGCGACCCTGCCTTACCCGATGCGGCCAGAGGCTCGGATCAAGAAGCGATTCGTCAGCCAGCCAGGGCGGATCGACTCGGAAAAGCAGGACGATATCAGCTGGTACGGGCTGCGCAGTCTGCGCCAGATCCGCCCAGCCACTTACCCGGGCATGACAGTCGTAGCGCTTCAGATCCGCGGCGGCGATCGCCTGTCGGCCCAGTCGGAAAGCCAGGTGAATCTGATTGGCACTCGGATTCTGCCGCTTTATACCGGAGGCGCCTGGACTGCGCCGCAACCCACGCGCGGCATCGTTCCCTGGTGCCTGCATGTCCTGAAGTCGCTCGGATACACCGACGCCGATATCGACATGTCCGAGTGGGATCGCTTGCACACGGTATTCGAGGCCGCCGGCCAGTATTACGACGAGGTGATCGACGATACCAGCACGGCAAAGGACCGGCTAAACAACGCGCTGGCTTGTGGCTTTGCCGAGCTGACAATCAAGAACGGCTTGGTCAGCCTGGTGCGCGACGAGCCTCGGGCGGCATTCGATATCACCTACGGGCCGAAAACGCAGACCTACTCACCGCAGAACATGACCAAGGGTCTGAAGATCCACGGGCCACTGCCATCAATCAACGACTTCGACGGCGTGGATGTCGAGTACTTCAGCTCAATCACCTGGGCCTGGGAAACTGTGCCTTGTCGCTGGCCGGGTGATGCAGGCCTGAAAGTGGAGAAGGTCAAGCTGCCCGGTGTTGGCGATCGCAACCGCGCCTACCAGTTCGGCATGCGCCGCCGTGGTCACCAACTGTTCCGCCAAGACAACTACAGCTGGGAAACCGAGCTGGCTGGCATGAACTCGGGCTACCTGAGCTTCTGCGCGGTAGCAAGCGATACGCCGGGCCTGTGCCAAAGCGCGCAGTTGCGCAGCGTTACGGCGGTTACCGGGGGCTTCCTCTTGGAATCGACCGAGCCTATCGACTGGTCGACGCCCGAGACCTACAAAGTCGGGATCAGTCGTGCGGATGGCTCTCTCTCGGGTCCCTTCCAAGCGACTGCAATAGATGAATACCACATGCAGATCACCGATCTGGACTTCGTGCCCGACACCAGCATGACCCTGGAATTGCCTCAGCTCCTGGTCGGCCCGTCGAGCAAGTGGGCCTACCCGGTTCTGGTCACCAGCTCGAACCCCTCAAACGGGAACGTGGCGTTGAAGGGCATGCCCTACGACGCCCGCGTTTACACCTACGACAGCGCCACGGCGCCCGCATAAGGACAGGCCATGATTGCCTACCCCGAAGGTCTGCCGTATCCGCTGCGCGATGCGGGCTATGGATTCGATCCGGTAAGTCCGCTGGTCAGCACATCGCTGCAAAGCGGCAAGACGATTGATCGTCGCCGCTTCACCAATACGCCGACAGTGGCCGGCGTGACCTGGGAAATGGACGACGGCCAGGCCCAGCTGTTCGAGGCTTGGTTCGAGTACACCCTTGTTTCTGGAAGCTTGCCGTTTGATTGCCCGCTCAAGACGCCAATCGGTATCGACACATACGAGGCCAAGTTTCAGGGCATGTACCAAGGCCCGACGCTGGTCGGCATCAGTCGCTGGCGCTTTCAAGCAAAAGTCAGCCTCTTCAAGCGCCCTCTGATCGGCAAGGACTGGCTGATCTACGCCCCCGAATACGTCCTGCACTCGAACATCTTCGACATCGCGATGAATCGCGAATGGCCGGAGGCATGACCGCGACCCACACAAAAACCAATTCGCCCATCGGGCTACGCATGCCTGGAGCTAACGCATGACAATTTACGCAACTGGCAACCCAGTCGGCTCGACCAATCCGAAAGATCTGATCGACAACTCGCAAAACCTTGACTACCTGGTCCTTGGTCCGCTGCTCAGCTATCCAGATCGACGTGGCGTCAACCGTCTGTCATGGGCGGGTATCGAGGCTTCGTTTGCGGCTGCTCAGATTGATAGAGAGCAGGAATTCGAAGCCACGCAGGTTAACAAGCAGGAGGTGTTTGACGCGGCGCAGTCGGCGCGAGCGAGCGAGTACGCCAGCGACAAGAATGAGCGCGACACTGAATATGCTGGCGACAAACTGGAGCGTGACACAGAGTTCGATGCTGACCAGGCCAATCGGGACTCCCAGTTCAACACCTTCATGGATGCCAGCGGTTACGAGCCGCCGATTGCTTACGGCCCCGGAATTCTTCTTGATCGCACGACCAAGACCGTTTCCTATCTCGGAAATGAGTATCGGGCGAAAGGCGCGTTCATTCCGATGACCACAAGCAATTGGGTTACGGACGAGCCGAAGCTAAAGTTGATTGGAGATGACTCTCTTCGGCAAGAGCTTGCCAACGCGGTAGATCCAGCCCAGGGGGTTGGGGTACTTGGCACCTTGAGAATGGGGCAGCTGCCTGGAAACGACTTTAACCAAGCGCTGATCACAGGATTTTACTCGGCCGTAGGTGATGGAGGGGACGGCCTTGCTTCTGCAAACTCTCCAGCAGAGTCCGGCAACGTAAGGCTAGACACAATCGTACTGCGCGGAGCGAACAGCATCACGCAGATGGCGATTGCTGCGGGATCGGATTCCGCTAAGTTCTGGTTCCGATCCAGCTTCGTATCTGGCGGTAATTATCCAGCCGCCTTGGCATCCTCCCCTTGGAAAAGTATGCCTACATTGCAGGGGAATGCTGTTTTCAAGGATCTATCAACAGCAGTCAAATCGACTGTTTACATTGAGCATTATGGAGATGGGACCTCGGGCTCTGCACAGACCTACGGTATCGACATTCACAATTACCCGAATGCAAAGTCTGGTCTTGTGTTGCACCAATACAGCAACAATGGCCCGGCATTCTGGCTGGATAACACCGACAATGCCCCTGCTATCCGTATCAACAACACCCACAACTTCACGCTTAACCCGGGTGGCCCCGTCCCGACATCGCTTGGCGACTTCCAGACTTGGGACACCGAGCTAGTCCCGAAACTGCGCCTTAAATACAACTACGTGTTTGAAGCGTACCAGGTTACACCTGCTTTTTATCGCTCCGAAGGAACAGCGCTTTCTGTGCAGACGCCTGTTGATGTAGCCGCCTCCACCATGACAATTGTGCGTACACACAACGCCAACGCTGGCGCTGGGCTGTCCGTAACGAGTTCCGGCGGCAGCGGAATATCCGTTAACCAAACCGGTCCCGGCGTCGGCCTTACCGTGGCGCTGCAAGTGGGGGCGGTCGGATTTTACGCTGGACAATTGGCTGGTAACGACTACGGCGCCCAAGTCATCACCTCCGCTGATGGTGGGCGAACCCTCGATGTTCAGAAAAATGGTACAGGGGCGGGCGAGGCGGCCAGGATTACCAACAAAGGGACGGGTGTCAGTCTCTCTGTGAGGGATGCTTCCGCTGAGGTGATGTCTGTGCGTGCGGACGGCAAGCTGATGTGGTCGACAGCATCGAACGTACAGACCGGTGTCGGGCCGTCCGGCCCAGCGTCACCAACACCGGCAGCCCCGGCTAAATACCTGAAAATTGTAGCCAATGACGGGAATGTCTATGTGATCCCGGCCTATCAAGCCAGCTGACAGAGCTGATCATATTCATTTTCGACCCATCGCCCGCCTTTTGTGCGGGCTTTCTTTCGCCTGGAGTTTGACTATGCCAATAATCACCGAAGCACAGGCCGGCAGCCGAAACGCGCTCGCCTTCCTAGACATGATCGCAATCGCCGAGGGCACATCGACCAGCAAGTACACTCGAAACGATGGCTATGACGTAATCGTCGGCGGCATCGATAGCCCGAACATCTTCGCCAGCTATGCCGATCACCCGCAGATCATGGTCACCGTCAATCGCAAGGGCCTGAAGTCGACGGCGGCCGGACGCTATCAGCAGATGAAAAGGGATTGGGCGCACTACAAGGCCCTGCTCAAGTTGCCAGACTTCGGCCCGATCAGCCAGGACCGACTGGCCTTGCAGCACATCAAGGAATGCCGGGCTATTGCCGACGTGCATGCCGGGCGCTTCGAGGTAGCTGTCAGTAAGTGTCGGAACATATGGGCCAGTATGCCGATGGCCGGGTACGGTCAACGCGAGCACAAGATCGAGGATCTGGTCGCGCATTACATTGCAGCGGGTGGGGTTTTGGCTTAGAAGTCGGCAGAACGCCGGAGATATGGCGCCCGGGGGGTGGCGCCTGTGGGACGGATCTTTCTATGACTCCCTCTATCCGTGTATCGCGTTCCGGTCTGACGAGAGTCGATGGCATTTCGAGCAAACTATTATGCCTGTCGCTTTCTCGTTGTGGCCTTCCACCCAATCGTGAGCGCACAGATTATCTGCCTCAGCGGCATCTCTAAGGATTCCGTCAATGCGCGCATCAATTCGATTGTTGATCCATGGGTCTTGCGGTGGCCAACTCATAAGCATCACGCCGTGACTGCTTTTTATGTCACGCAACAACTCCATCGCGCACTCAAGACGTCGACCAATAAGCGTTTCACGGTACGCAGACTCGTTTAGCTCCTTCAGATGCCCTCTGATCAGATTATCGAACATGAGTTCGGCTGATTTGTCAGCGCGACCTGAGAAAGACAGACTTCCGTCCTCCTGCTCAATAAGACTTCCAACATTCTCTCCTTCTGCGCTCACGAAAGAAATCTTCATCCGCGACATTTGCCTCTGCGGGGAGCAGAATCCTAAATATGTAAGGGAGTTATCGGCAGCTTTGCTCACAGTCAATCTCCTTGTGTTGGTTCTGTCAAAATGAGCATGTTTCTGGCTTGCATCTACGGCGTCGTTACGCTTTCGGAATCACCAGAAGATTAATTTCGATACGGTTTTCTGTCGCGACGGTGCAGATCATTTTTATTTCGTCCCCGACCTTTGGGGCGACTCCCCCGACAAAAAAGTTATCCATAGTCCAGTTCGGCTCGCCCGCGCGAACCGATATAGACATATGGGTATAAACTGCCTCACGATCAAAGTTAGTAGCCGGAATATCCAGGTGATTCGTATTGTCATTCATTAGTCTTTCCTCGTTATATAGGCGGTTACGATGATCTTCGCTCATTTCCACCGCCTCATCAGTTATTGGCTGTCGCATCCGGGGGATTTAAACCCCCGGTCGGTCGGTGTATTACGTGGCCTGTAGCGGTGTGGTAGCTGAAAAGCTGCTGAAACCGCATTTAGGCGTGACTGATAGTCCCTTTCTAGTCACCCGTTTTTTTATTCAATGATTGCTTGCTCATAGCGGTATCTATTCGATCATCGCAATCGTCACCGGTGATGATTTCGCTTTCTCCGCGCCATCGAGTGTGATGAACACAAAAATCAACCGCTCCTGACGATACATCCTTCCTGACAAACCGATACCGCTCTGCATCCTTGCGTAGCTGCTCGTTCTCAGCCTTGAGCTGATCGATCTCCGCGAGCAGGGCCAGGACATCAGAAGCTGCCACTGGAATTGCTGGGATAGGATCGAACTCGGCACCGGAATGCTCGGACATCAGTTGCTCGGCCCGAGCCTTCAGCTTCGTTTTGTCGACGGTCATTGCGCTCTCTCCTTGTTGGCCGGATGGCAGACTTCATCAATAAATTGGCGAGCGGCAGCCATTGTGCCGGCAAGGTTCGACAGTCCTTGCCCGTGAAGCAACACCTCAATGACTTCCAGTTCTTCAAGTTCCGCGGGGGTCAACCGCTCAGGCATTACAACCGCTACCGGAGCCGGCCTGTTCTTCAGCGACACTCCAGCAGGGCATGAGCAATAGCCGCGCCAATCACCAATCGCGTCGATGTATTCGCCAGATCCGTCGCAGGATGTGCACTCCGTCGTTGCTGGAGCGGGCGGCTCTGCGCTGGCGGACAGGATTGACCTCATCCGCTCCAGCGATTGCGCGGTGCGAGGGATATCTATGCTCAAGACATCGGCAAACAGTGCATGAGCCTCTGCCAGCTCGGCGCGCAGCGCATCCACCCTGTTGACGGCCCGGTCATACTCGCCCTTGCATTCGCCAAGCTCGGCGCGCAGCCGTGCGATGGTGGCTTGCAGTTCGGCGAGTTCGGCCCACTCGCGAAACACGATTCCGAAGCCTTCCACAATGCTTGCTGGAAGCACGCCATCTGGACGAAATGCGCGCTTTACATATGGCTCCATCAGGTCGCAGAGCTGCCCGTAAACATCCTCGTAGATGTCGCAGTCGTGAATGTGATTGTGGGCTTGCAGTTGGTCGCCTTCTGTCGCCTTCCCGGTAATCAGGCGCTCTAACAAGTCATCGTTGTTGTCGATCCATGCGCCATGCAATGGGCTGGCCACCGGCTGGCGCTCGACGACAGGGGCGGCGTAGCTCAAAACGCAGATGTCATCCGGCAGGCCGTAGCCGCGCTGAATGTGCGTGATGGTGCGCACGATGCTTTCGGTTGCCAAGCCTGTAGCCGTTTCAGTCATGAACAGCTCAACGCTATCGCCAACTTTAAAATCGCGGTCGCTGCAATCGCGTACCTCGCCGGTTTTACGTCCGCTGACCAGATCGTCAAACGGCTGCTTATTGATTTTCAGGTGATGGATGCTCATTCGCTTGCTCCTTCCGCCTTTGCCGGAATCATCGCTTCAAGTGCGTGCAGTGATTTACACGCCGGTTGATGCAGCTTGTGGATTTCCTCGGCGGCAAACTTGTATCGGTCGAACCTCTCCTTGTCCTTCGGGTCATCATTTTCGGCGTACTGGACGGCGTACATCTTCGCCGTGTCGTTCAGCCGTTTGGCCGTGTCAAGAATGTGCTGGATCAGGTTTTCTGCGGCTTCGGTTTTCATTGTGCGGCGCTCGATTCGGTTGGTTTTATGGCGGCGTCGATAACAGCCTTCGCGTGCTCGCGCATCGAGGCGCGCCCCTGCTCCGGCATGTGCTCCCACGGATAATCCATGCAGGCGGCCAGCTTCTTGGCGGCAGCCTCTAAATCCAGATGCTCTTCTTGCACGGCGGCATCAATTCCGTACGACTCCCGAAGCTCAGCGCGCAGCGAGGCGATGAGGCTCTTCTGCTGCTCGATGACTGTGCTCAGGCGGTCGACCTCGCCAGCATCGGATCGGGTGAAGAGTGGAATCTGTGCGCCCGGGTTCGACTGCGCCAAAACATTGCAGACCTTGTGGTCGTACTGAATATCCCAGTCGTCGACCTCTGGCCCGTCAACGCCGTGGAAAATGTCGCCGAGCATCAGGAATGCAACTGCCTGCTTTCCGAGTTCGACCCGCTCAATCGCATCCTTCAGCGCCTCGACCTTGGCCACGTCGCCGCCGGTTTCCTGCCAGCATTCCCACAGCGCCTGCTGCTTTTTCGGGCCGTACTTCTCAGCTCGCACCCCGCCGTGCATATCGCGGGTCGGCGCGCCAGTCATGCCATGGGTCTTGTACTGCTCGCAGTGCCACGCTTCGAAGCCTTCGCGCATTTCTTCCTTGCTCATCACTCACCCCTTCGTTTATTTGTCGCCGGACTGCCCGGCCTTCACGCATTCCGATTCCTGCACCAGCAGGCGATTGATTGCCGCCGTCGCGCTTTCGCCTTTGGCCTCAAGATCCGCCAGAGACTCGGCGGCGTCAGGCTGCAACTTGATCCCGCTCAGCCGACGGCCGCCCCGGGCCAGTAGATTCTTTTCGTGCGCATCGACGCGACTGGTCGATGTCTTTGGCGGTTTCTTGGCATTCATTCTTGGTCGTCCGGCTTCAGTCGGTACTGGCGAAGCCCCAGTTAAGGGGCTTGAAGTTGGCGGAGTTGATCAATCAGCGACTGATTGAGTCATCAGTTCGGCATAAGCCTTAAGGGCTTCTTCTCGGGTATCGCCGAAGGCATAGTTGCTGGACGACTGAAGGTCTTCGAAGCCTTCGCCGACCACGCACCATGCGTTGCCGTCTTTCATCACCCGAACTGCCCACCAGGGTTTTTGGAAGCCGTCACTGTTGCAACCGTTGCAGGCCCAGGTGCCTCCATACATAAAGCCGGTGAACTTGCATCGGCCGTGCGGGAACGGGTGAATGAAGTAGATCTTTCCGTCGCGGATCATTTCGTCGGCCTTGTACCAGCCCTGCATGCGCTCGGCCCTGTATGCGCCGTCGGTGGCCTGAACAAACTCAACGCCTTGGACGCGCGAGTTAAAGCCGCCGCCGAAGTTAGCGTTGAGGCTGTGCGGCTCAAATATTTCGTAGGCATATTTTATCTTGCTGGCATGCTTGCTCATCTCGTCTTGCTCCGCTGCTCGGTCAGCACTGCGCCTCCCATGGAATGAACTATAGGATAGTTGGTGCACCAACGCAAGAAGAGAATTAGATTATCCGTGCATTAGGGTTTCGGCCTGCTCGGATCGACCAAACTTGGCCGCCGCCAGATCGCCGGACGTGTCAGATTCGTTCGGGATGTATCGGCCATAAACCCGGCTGATCATCAGGAACGACGTGTGCCCCATCTGCTTGGCCACCCACATCGGATGCTCGCCCGCGCTCAGCATCATGGATGCATACGTGTGCCGGGTCTGGTACGGGTTCCGGTAGCGCACGCCTGCCCGGCGGATGGTCGGCGTCCACAATGATTTACGCAGCTCCTGGTCACCGTTGAATGCCCGGTTGTGCCTCGGGTCGTGGAAAACGGCCTTCCCCTCTATATAGGTGTGCTCGCGCTGGGCCTTCAGCGCCTCGAACGACATGGGCAGCAGGCGCACACTACGAACCCCGGCCGCTGTCTTCGGCGTCTCTGCCTCGCTGGCCGCCGCCGTCAACCCTCGCGATACCCTCACCTCTCCTCGATGCCAGTCAATGTCGCCCCACTCCAGCGCGACCAGCTCCGACGTGCGCAACCCAGTCCAGAAGGCGAACTGCAACAGGTTCCGATATTGCCCGGTCGCTGCCGCCAGAATGGCCCGCTGCTCGTCAGGGCTGAATGGGTCGATCTCGTCCTCAGTGCGCGGCTTGCCCTTCACTGAATAAGTCCAGCCGGCCAGTGGGTTCGACTCGATCAGTTCGTCGTCCACGGCATCGCTCAGGGCCGAGCGCAGGCAGCTTTGAACGTTGGCCAGCCGCTTGTTCGTCGCCGACATCTTGGCCATGGCAGCCTTGACCTCTTTGCGCGTGACCGATGCCAGCGCCAGGCTGCCCAGCGCCGGGACCAGCACCCCTGCAACGATCTTGCGGTAACCGTCCAGCGTGGACGCCTTCAGGATGCCGGCCTTGCGCTCAAGCCATTCCTCCAGGTACTGGCCAAGCGGCACCTGGCCGGACTGGCCGACAGCTGATGCCGCCCGCTTCGACCGTGGGAACGCCTCGGCATAGTCAAACTCGCCGCGGTGAATCGCCAGATCAATCGACGCCTTCTGCTGCTGCGCCCTCTTCAGGTTGGCCGGCGTAGGCTCCAGCGGCAGGCGCTCCCGACGCTGAACGCCATCCAGCATAAAGCTGATCTCGATACTGCTTTTCGATGCCGCACGCACCCCGCGCTTCGCAGCCATACGCCACCCCTGACGATTCGTTTAGTTGGCCGACAGTTTAGACCTGTGCCGCGCTGGGCGGCACGGGTCGACTATGGGTTAGGCCAGATCGGCGAGCGCGAAGACAATGCCGCGGCAATAACCGTCCTCACCCTCCAAGACATCGAAGGTCGAGTGCGGAATGTCCGTTTCGTAGATCCAGCTGAAACCGTCCTTATCCCATACGGCCTTGATCTTCTTGGCGAGCGGCTCACGCTTGAAGAACGCCTTCAGTTCGTCGTCGTCCTCGATGTTTTCCCGATCAGGCAGAAGGCCTTCGGCGTCCACCAGCGCGGTCCCGCCGTTGTAGCAGCCGAACTCGTCGCGGATAGCGCCCTCGAACTCCATCAGGTCATCGCTCGCGCCGAACACGATCACAAGCCCGGAAGCCTTCGCCTGCTCGATCAAATCCTTCTGAATGGTCCGATGTGCCGGGTATTGGATGCCGTCCAGCAGTGAGGCCAAGTATTCCTTAATCATGATGATTCCTCGCCCGCCGTACACCGGCAGGCTCTTGTGTGGGGTAGGTGTTAGGCTAGGAAGTGGTGGCCGATGGCGACAGATGCCGCTTCGGCTTCGGTGCTGAACATCAATTCGCTGGTGCTGGGCGATCCCCAGCTTTCGTACCGGACCTTTCGCCACCATTTGCCGTAGGCTTCGTATGGCTCGCCGATTATCTCTGTGACGTAGCAGTCGACGAGGTTCATATCTCGAATTCCTCCCCGTCACAGCTCGGCGTTCCAGCCTTTGCCAGCGCGATCACCTCTTCAGCCTGCTTGAGCAATTCCGGGTATTGATCGTTCCAGTTCTGCTTGTAGGCCTTTTCCAGCATGGCTTCGAGCGACTTCAGCAGCTGCGGCGCGGTGCGAATCAGGTAGGCATTGGCCCATGATTCATCGCCGATGCAATACTTGATGCCGTTGTGATCCATGGCGCCGATGCTGGCCACGGCCAGGGGATCACCGTCGCGCATGATGCAGATCGAGTAATCCTCGCGATCGACCAGCCATTCTTCCTTCGTGTGGTTGCTCATGACTTCGCCTCCTGCATGGATTTGCCGATCTCTGCGGCAGCCTGGACGATGACGCGGCGCGTTTCGATATCGCCAAGGGCCGACACATGTATATTGAATGGCTCGCAAGTCGTGCTGCGCTCCTGATAAACCTGAACCGTGTCGCATTCTGGAATGAACTGGATGCAAATCCCTAGCTTGATCGCCAGGCGCAGCGCCTCGCCGTCGTCATGCATCGGGTTGAACCATCCCTTTTCCTGAGGCCAAGAGCACGACCGGCGGAAGAATGCCTTTTCTGTCTTCAGCCATTCCACATCCTCGCCGGCAGCAATGGCCGCCAGTTCAAGCAATTCTCGATCTGTCATGCTCATGGCTTCGCACTCCAAACAGTTTCATTGGCAAGCGATTCAACCGGCACAAACTTCGCCCCGCCCGACAGGTGATGCAGGATCGCGAACTGGTCCGAAGTGCGAGCCAGCGAGTAGGTGCGCCCGGTCGGGCGGTGGGTGTAGATCGTTTCCATGCGGGTTACTCCTGGCTGAGAATGTCGAGTTGGGCCTTGGCGCATTCGTCGGGGCCGTGCGGCAGGCGGTTCGGCTCGATCACTTCGTACTCACTGTCATCACCGTCATCACTGTCTTCACCGTGATACAGAGCTTCACGGCGAGACTTATTGTCGAAGTCGTCGCGCAACGTTTTGCTGATAGTGATTTCGTGGCGCTCATGGGTCAGGAACTCGATCAATTCGGCGTCAGTCATGGCATCCATTTTGATAATGGCTGTCTGCAATACCTCGCTGATTTCTGTTACTCCTGACCGCTCCTTGATACGATCAATAATCTGATGAATTCCGGGGCGGACCTTGTGACGCAACTCCTTTTCGCCGACCTTTTCACGTTTCGCCGCGGCCTTCGCTGACCGCTCCTGCGTACTCTTCGCCATATCCCTATCCCTTATCCTGCAAAGCGCGTGCGGTATTGCACGATGTCGCGGACTGTCGAGGCTCCGCACTTGTAGATATCAGCCAAGAAACCGTAGCCCTTTCCGCCGGTTTCGTAGATGGCCCGCATTTCGGCAACCTGTTCACTGGTCAGCTTCGCCTTCTGATGCGATGCGCCGACCCGGCAGCCACTGGGCGCCCTTGCGATCTCGCTCATAATTCGTCGTCCCGACAGATAGCCTCTGCCCACTTGATCTGCGACGAGCAGCGGATAACCTTGTTGATGCCCGGTCGGCAGGCGATCCGGACTTTATCGCGAACTGAGTAGGCTGAAGCCTTGATGGCTGAGTCGGTCCCGTGTATCCGGTAGGCGAGCAGCAAGATCAGGATTGCGTCCATCATCGTTAACTGGTGGCTGGTATTGGGTATGGTCATGGGTGACACCGCTGGCAGGTAGTTCGTGTTGATGTTGGCGCGCCCGGTGGCGCACCCTGGATCGGATCATTCGCACTGCGACGGCCCCGGGAAGGCGATTCGGTAGGTGTTAACCAACCGGTCCATCCTGTGCCAGCCAATGCCGATCTGATTCCGCACCTTGAGTTTGCTCAGGCCAATCTGCGCCAGCGCATTGATCCGCTCGACCAGCGCCTTATCCTCACCCGGCTTTACATGCCTGCTGCCTGGGTTGCGCCCGGCGCCATTGCGCAGGCTGATTCCCGACAGCTTGCAGACCTTCGTTATCCGGTCCTGAGAAATGCCCATGTGCTTGGCCATTTCCGTCTTGGTCATCGTTTCGCTCAGCGTTCGGATTTGATCGGCCATCTGTCGAAGCTCGATCTCTTCCTGCGTCAGCTGAGGCTCTGTTCGTGCTGGGCGGGGTCGGAATTCAAACGATTCGATTTCGTGGACCTTTCCGCCCGAGCGTAGGAACGCTTCTTGTGCAGAGGCCAGTGTCGATCGGTCAATAATTCTGAGGTCGTTGTATTGGTTCATTTGGCACCCAAAGGAAAGGGCGCTCATGGCGCCCTTTGGTCGGTTACTTGGTCGGTTATTTGGTCAGCGCCTTGCGCAGGTACGGGTCAACGTCGGTCTGGCCGAGTAACCAGCGCTTGTAGTCGGCCGGGATGTCGGCGATTTTCGATCCGGAATGCTTGCCGAAGCGAATAACGGTCGGAATACGAGCCTCTTCGGAGATCTCCCAAAGCTTCTCGAAGCTGGATACCGCCACTCCGTTACGAAGGTTCAGTTCCATCAAGATTACGATCAGCAGCATCCGGCAGTTGCGCACGTCGTCTAGCGCGGCGTGAGCGCCTTGGAGCATTTCCCGTGCTTGGGCGCGGTAGTGCAGGTAGATCATCGCCGACTGGCTGTGCGAGTCAGCATCCGGCCAGAGCGCACGGCTCAGCGCCTGAGTGCAGATCCGCTTCACGTCCGGCTGGCCGATCACGTTCCAGTCATAGTCGACGTTGTGGCCGATGATGTAGGTGGTGCCGGCGGGCAGCGCGAACTCGGTGTGCGGCGGGCAGCCGACCAGATCCTCGTCAAGGATGTGAGCGGTAGCCAAGGCGCCCAGCTCAATCGGTTTGGATGGCTTGTAGCGCTGAAGGAATTCTTCGGCGACCGTCAGCGTCTGGATGCTTTCCAGTCGAATCCATGCCGCCTCGGTTGCCTGCGGCTCTTTCAAGCCGGTTGTTTCAAAATCGAGCACGATTGCTGTCATGGTATTACCCCTGGTTTAATTTTGGATGGATCCGCCAGGCGATGGCCCGGCGGGTTATTGCTATGCGGCGCGACGATCAATTAGAACGGGATGTCCTGAGAAAAATCAGGCGCGTCGTCTATTGGGCCATTCTGGTAATTGGTCGAGTTGCTGGATTGCTGGTTGCGCAGCTTGCGGATGGGGTTTTTGGCGATGAAGGACATAAAGCCGCCAAGGGATGACGCGTCGGTCTTCTTGGCAAGGATCTCGCCAGCCATCAGCTCAGTGCCGTACTCAAACGGTGCGGCGATAACCATTCGCTCGCCGATATCGCCGTTCTGCTTCTGGTATTCCTCCTGCTGCAGAACCAGGCCGATGCGCTTGCCCTTCAACTCGATCGCGCACTCCTTTTCCTTCTCGACCATCGACTGGCTGTCGAAGTCGTACAGGCTCAGGCGCTCTTTGTTCCAATTGAGCGCCTTAACCTTGGCGCAGGTCATGAGCGCGTTCAGCTGCTTGTAACCAGATAGGGGTTCGCCGCTGCTGTTGTGGGTGTACAGGTTCAGGGGGCCAACTTCCTGACCGCTATCACCAACGAACATCAGGTTTACGCTCTCGGTGCCCTTTGGGTTTTTCTCGTAGAACGCCGCGGTGATGGTGCCCATGTACTTACCGGTTTCGCTGATGCGCTTTCCGCCGGTGTTTGCGTCTTTTGCTGCCTGAGTGTCGAGGTTATATACGCGTGCCATTTAAGTGCCTCCAAGGGCCTTAGTTTCGGTTGGGTTGTGTCAGTGCTTTTTCGATTGTCTGCTTGGCTCGGTAATAGCCCTAGAAACTGACCATCCTAGAATTACTAGCCTGGCGCGGAGCATCCAGTAATCGACTTTGTATTTCTCTGCTATTTGGCTGATGGTCAGATCAGTTCCGTCCACCGCAAATACCCTGTTGTTACGCTTGTTGTTCGCCTGATCTTTCGCTGTAGCCCATCGGCAATTAGCCTTCGAGTAGCCCTTGTCGTTGTTTTCTCTATCGATCGACATTCCATCAGGGCACTCGCCCATGTCTGCGACGAAGTTTTCGAAACTCATCCAGCTATCGCAAACCGTTATTCCCCTGCCGCCATAATTTGCGTATGCGTGGTTCTGCTCGTTTTCGCATCTGGCCTTCATAGAGACCCAGATGTTGTGAGTTGTTGTCCCGCTCAGGCCGTGAGTCTTCCTTCTAGCGGATGACATTTCTGCGCTCTTGCAGCCACAGGACGTTGATATCCCAGACCGAAGAGACCCGAGATACACGTCCTTCTGTCTTCCGCAAATGCACGCGCAGGTGACCACACGGTTGCCTTGCTTGTTGTCGGGCGCATCCGCCAGCACGGTCCACCTGCCAAACAGTTCACCAACAAAAGACTTTCGCTTCATGCTGCAGCATCCGTCTGATAGAAGCCCTTTATGATCGAGTCAACCTGAGACAGGTCGTTATCAACCTGCGCGTCATCGAACATACCCATGGGGCTCTTGCAGCAGTCCTGGCCATTGGTCTGGGTGCTGAAGAAGTACTGGCCGTTGATAACCTCTGTTCGAAGGACGATCGTGAAGTAGCCTTCTGGAACAAGAAGGGAATCCACCATCTTGCCCACTGTTTTCATTCGAACATTTCCCAAGTCATCGGTTTGCGTATGCGCGAGCAGATACACGCGACGGTGTTCAGCAAGGTCTCCGCAAGCGTTGAAGATGTTCCAGGCACTCTTTCCAATGTCCGTGAACTTCTCATAACCGCGCTCAGATGAGCGGCTTAGGAGCTCGTTGACCATCACCGCCTGGTAATCGTCGATCACGACCACCTCATGGGGTGAGCTGCGCATGATCTTTTCAATCATGGCCGGGTTGTCTGTTCGAATTACGTTGCCCGCATCCTTCATGGTTGCGCGAACCTTCCAGCCTTCTGCCTTGAATGGCAGCGGCTTCTTGATGCACTGGATTACCAGCGTCTTTTTTGGGTCGAAGTTGCGAAGGCTGGTTGATTTGCCGCTGCCGGAGTTGCCTAAAATTAGAGTCGCGATGCTCATTTGCTCTGCCTCAGATTGGCTGGTTATCCCACTGGCGCTCAATTTTCAGCGCCTCGTCTTCGTACTCTTTGCGCTGCTCGCCCTGGAACTGCTCAGGGTCGAACGCGCCTACCGTCATCCAGTCGAGCTGGGCGGTCAGTCGTGGTGTGTTCATTTTTACCTCTGCGGTGCCGCGGAAGGGACCATGCGGGTTAAATCGGAGCGACCAAATCCCATCATGGCGGCGCTCTCCATCATGGTTGCCGGCTGTACGACGCCCATGTTGCTCACGATGCGCTTCAGCTTGGCCAGGTCGTCCAGCGTGTCCGCCTTGCCGACATAGCCTGCCAGCATTGTCAGCTTGAACTTGCTGTCGCTTAAGGCCGTTCCGAGCCGGACAATCCCAAGATCACGAACATCTCGACCAAGGATTGATCCGATGGCGTCATACATCTGCTCCAGCTTTCTGGTGGCATAGCGGGCTTCGTTCTGCGCGCGCTTTCGATCATCTATTGCGACCCGGAGCTGTCTTTCCAGATCAAGCACCAGATCGGCCCGATCGCCTAGACTGGCTACTCGCTCCAGCTGCTCTTGTTGTTGCGCTGCGAATAGTTCTTGTCGCTCAATGGCGGCAGAGGGTGCGGCGAGCGCTGCGCTGCGCATCTTGGACGATAGGCTTTCCTGGTGCATAGATCCTCCGTTATTCATGGCTCAGCCCTCAGCAGCTGGTCTCCGATGATGCGCAGGCGGTTGCGGATGCGGGCGCCTTGGGCGTTGATCTCTTTTCGATTGTCGATCAGTCGTGCGTAAACCATCAGAGGGCTGTCGACGCCGTCCTCGACTTCGTGATTGTTGATGTACACCTCGGCTGCATTAGCCCACCCCTTCCAAACGACAACCTCTTCGTACGGGACCAAATCCGGCCGGTCTGGATCGAAATACTCGCGCCGGATCGGGTTTAGGTCGACCTTGGCGCCTTCCTTTTCCCGCATTTCACGAATGGTCAGCGTGTTCTCGCGAAGCGCTTTACGGTGCCGGGCGTATGCCTTGGCCAGATCGACAAGCTTTTGCTCTGGTGTCTGCGTCATGGCCGCGCTCTCACGGCAATCCTGTTGCCTTTCTGCGTGGCACACATTTTCTTCGGGAGGTCGCACACCCGGAAGTCGCGGGGCATGCCCAGCAGTCCGTAGATCTGCGTGCTGACTTCGATAATTCCAAGGCTGCGCTCGATGGACTCAAGCTGCTCGTCAATCAGTGATTTGATCGGTGCGGTAGTCATGCGTGCATCCTCTCGGTGGCGCTGCAAAGGCGGGAGACGCGAGCGCTTCGGGCCGCCGAAAGACTGCTGTTCATCTGACTTGATTCTTGGTGGTCAATGTCGCCGTTCCAAAGTGCGTAGGAGACAAAGCCCTGCAGGTAATTCAGTTCCGACTCGCTGCCAACCAGGTCGCCGGCGGGCATTGCGTGGATCCGTTTCAATCGTTCATCGAAAACCGCTCTCGCTGTGGAGTTGAACATTTGATTTCACCTCGGTGACGTGGAAGAGACCGCTATTTATGTGAGTTAAAGGCGGCTGTGATGGCGGAAGGTGCGAGCCTGGCCACTGCCTGGAATCCGCTGGCGCGCCTGGCGTGCAACTCGTTCGCTTGGGTAGGTGGCAGATCCGCCCATCTTCCCGGTGACGAACAGCCCGCGAAGGCTGATCACGTTCGTTTCGAATTCCTCGCCTTGTAAGGCTATCCCTGTTTCGCTGTTCATGTGCTTGCACCCCTGCTTGCGTTGGTTAGTTGATTTCCCGCTGCCGACTCATCGAATCGACACTGGTGAAATGGTCCAGGCCGCGCTACTGGCGACCGGCCTGGATTGTTGCGTCATCGATGTACGTGTTCGTCAGGTTGGGCCTGCCAGCTCCCTGGCTGATGCGCGGTGACATCGTCGGCCCTGCTGTCCGCTGCCTGTTAGGGTGTTGGGCGCAGCCTTCAGGCTTTCTGCGCCACGCAGGTGGATCGCTACTTACTTCATGACTTGCTTCCTCCTATTAGTGTTTGTTCTCCACCACGCAACACTTCCGAGTCGTCTCTCACCGGCGCCGCACATTTCGTGTTCGATGCATTGCCAGTTTGGTTGCGTGGTTTCGCGTGCTTGCATGTGGAAGCACGGCAGCTATCCAGAGGCTGCATGGACGACGGTTTAGCTTTCTCGCCACCGGGTTGTCCGGTACGTCGTTGGGTCACGTCAGGTTGTATAAAGAGCGGTTCGATTCTGGTCCCTCGCAAGTCTCTTGCAAAGGACCGCCTCGATGGATTGAACTGTACCCCCGAGGTACGAGTCTGTAAAGGGCTTGGTGTGAATATTTTTTTACTTGCCAGCCCCTCTATAGGGACTAAACTGTGCATGGTGTCGTTGAAAGCCGTGTACCCAGCAGGTACAATAAGGCTATCAACTGGCAAGAGGTCGCTGTATGGAAAAGATGTCTCTGAAAGAGTTCGTCGCCCAGGTCGGACCTGCCCAGGCAGCCAGAATGCTGGGCATGAGTCACCCGCCGCTTATTCGGGCGGCAGCGTCAGATAGAAAGATATTCATCACTTTACTGCCAGGCGGAAAGGTGGCGGGGACTGAGTTTAGCGACTTCCCTCCGGCAAAAAAGAAAGCAGCGCCAGACTGATAATCGTAAAACCAAGGGGTTGGATATATGGCATACGTACCAGAAGAACTGATGCACGAAAAACAGATAAAAGTCCGACTCTTAGACAAAGAGTATGACGAGTGGAAAAAAATGGCTCACAAGGAAGGACAGCTGCATAGCGTAATGGCTAGAATCGCCATGCGGGCCATTCTTGAAGAGTACCGCAGGACCGGCGAGCTACCTGAGTTCATCGCCAAACAGCGCGCATAACATTCACTAAATTTTTGGGGTGACCGCTTTGACCAGGGATGAATTTGTAGAGTTTGCCGGCGATGAGTTCGCCGTCGTTGTAGTAGCCGCTGCAATCCGTGGCCTGACCAGGATTTACCAGGTCGAGGCGGTTATGCCTTCAGTGCGTGCAGGCATGATCAGTAAGGGAGTTAATCCATGACCAGGGAAGATTATTTTCAATGGACTGGCGCCGAACGTGCTGAGATCGAAGCTGCTGCAGCTTCCAGGAATATGACCGGCCAGGAGCTGGTCGAACTCCTTATGGGCTGCAGCGTGCAGAAGCTTGCAGAGATCGGCAGGAAGCCGGGCGTGCCGCGCAATGTGGTCGCCCAGGTCAGCGGGAATGTAATTCAGGTCAACTTCAGCGCCACGGCGGCAGATTCTTGGAATCGTCGGAAGGCTTGCCAGGAGCCATCAAAACGCCGTCAGTTCGAAAATCGCATCAGTCTCATGCCTATCAGAGTCCCTTCCACGGCACCAGCTTCTAATTCTGCGACGGTCCCTTCCACGTCACCTGACACTGTTATTCCATACAGTAGTTGCTAACTTACCAGACAGAACATGCCCGCGCCACGTTTTGAGCATCTTGGTTTCGTAGCGCGGCATGATATAGACACGACATAGGGGTGACGATGATGGCTACAGAAGATATTCAGGCCACTGGTCGAGTGGCAGGGGTTCAGGTTTCGGGCCTTGTTGTGAGCCTGGGCGAGGTCGTGAGCGTTCCGGCTGAGCTGGTAGAAAATAAATCTCGCCAGTGATTGCGGCAGAGCGCTTTTACGCTTAGAGTTGACCGTGACATAAAGAGGTGACTTATGACGCTCGAACAGTTCAAGGCAATTTCAAAGCTGATCAGCGCCAGGGGTGGCGTAACAGAGCAGGGCGCCATGCTCGTTCTGGTTGATGGCATGGAGCCTAAACAGGCCGCCGAATCTCTAGGCGTCCCGGTGCAGACGGTTCAGACCGGTATGCGTCGATTCAAGAGAGCCCTGGAGTTGGCGAAAACAGCAACCCAGTAACCTAGATTTTCGTTTCAAGGCGGTATACCGTGCAAGCCAGTCTCTCTGAAGGGACCGCAGAGCACAAAAAAATGCCCCGGCGGATCAGGCCGGGGCGGATGTAACACTTACTACGAGAAGAGTCATTATGGACATGCAGCACGTTTCGCACAATGCCGGAATTGACGCGCCACGAAATTCTATTTCTGAAAACGTGGTGCGCATTACTGGTCGCCAAGTTTATGCCGCTCTCTACTCTGACGGCTGGGTAAAGGTTGGTGTTGGCATTCGCCCGAAAGACCGGATTGCTGCTCACAACTCAATATCCATGATGCGCAAGGCAACCTTGGTGCGCTCGGTAATTTCAGGAAATCTTGCCAATTCTGCGGAGGCTGAGGCCGAACTAATCAAGTTTTGCTCATCTCAAGGTCGCCTTGCGTTCGGTAAAGAGTGGTTTGAAGGCGTTGATTTTGATGCGCTTGATGCGCTGATCACGGATAGGTTCTCTGGCGATCCAGACTCTGCATTCATCGTAGAGCGAGACGCTAGAGACTCAATTAATGGCCGTGCGGATGCGCTGGACTTGATGGTCACTGATCAAAAGCACTGGCTAGTGTCAGCATCTCACGCCAGCGCAATGATGAGCCTGTATCTGAATGATGGTTACGGCGGGAGTCTATTTAGGGCCGGGGAAAGCGGAGCTATTCCCTTCCTTCTTGATTGCAGCTTGGCTCTGTATGGCCTTGGTATTGATGAGCGAGCAGACCTTTATTCGGAGGTTGTCATGGATCCTGAGGGGGCTCTATCAACCATACATAAATTGGCTCGAAATACAGTCCGCAAGAGTGAGTCGGCTCATCCTGGTGCCGGGGGTGAGTTGTGAGGGCCACCGACCTGATGCTGGACCTTGGCCGTCCAGTTGCCTACTACCCGAAACTCGCCAAGAGAGTTGGTGGCGTGAACGCCTGCCTGCTGTTCTGCCAGCTCCTGTACTGGACCGACAAGGAGCAATCCGAACTCGGCATCTACAAGAGCGCAGAAGACCTGACCGATGAAACTGGGCTCTCCTACAAGGAGCAGATCACTGCAAGAAAGCGCCTGGTTGAGACAGGATTGCTGAAGGAAACCCACAAGCGCCTTGAGCACAGAATCTACTTCAAGCTTGATCTAGACCTGTTCAACGAGATGATGGAAGAGGGTAATTCGGGCAAACCACCTAAGGTTATTCCCCCAAATGACCAACGGGGAGATGGGGGAGGAACCAATGGGGGTTTCGTTCCTACAGAGAATACAACAGAGACTACAGCAGAGAATAAAAGCTCTTTGGCCGAAAAGCCGGCCGACGCGTTCTCGTTGTTCTGGTCAGCCTACCCAAACAAAAAAGCGAAGGGTGCAGCCGAGAAGGCCTGGGCAAAGCTAAAACCTGATCACGCTCTTGCTGAGCTGATCATCGCCGCGGTTCTGGCGCAGAAGCTGTCGGCGGACTGGACGAAGGATGGCGGCAAGTTCATCCCGCACCCGGCGACCTGGCTGAATGCTAAGCGCTGGGAGGACGAGGTAACGCCTGTCACTGACCAGTCGCCTGCGAAGCCGAAGTCGTCCGGGCCTGACTTCTACGACGAATCCTGGCGAACTGATACGAGTGATGACCTATGAAAAACGTCACTCAGCTAATCCCAACTGCTGCGCGTCAGCTTCGCGTCAAGCAGCCGTTGCCCGCGGCTACCCAGCCGCTGGGCGTGGTGGACGACCAGACTGGGGAAATCGTCGAGAAGATTTTCCGCCAGTTGCAGGCGATCTTCCCGGCATGGAAACAGGCCTGGCCTGACGACAAGGCGCTGTCGTCTGCAAAGCGCAGCTGGACCAAAGGGTTCATGGATGCCGGTATCAACGACCTGGACCAGGTGCGCTACGGGGTCGAGGAATGCCGTCGCAGCGGGTCACCATTCGCCCCGAGCATCGGCCAGTTCATTGGCTGGTGTACGCCTGGGCCAGCGAGCTTTGGCATGCCCGCCGTAGCGGATGCGTGGCTTGAGGCGCTAATGGGCACCTACAGCCATGAGGCCGTGCGACTGGCTGCCAACGCCACCGGACTGTTCGACCTTCGCGCCTCCAAGCAGGACAACAAGGGTCTGCGCGAGCGCTTTGATCGCAACTACGAGGTGATATTGCGCCGCGCCCAAGCTGGCCAGCCGCTGAACTGGGAGATCCTCACCGGAATCGGTCACGACAGCCAAAAGTCGGAGACCGAGCTGGCCAACGACTACGCCGAACAGCGGCATGCCCGAGTTCGAGAGGCTCAGGGCATTCCAGCGACCGGAGCGGACGCGCGGGCGCAGCTGTTGGCGAAACTGAAGATCAAGCGGGAGGCGAAGGCATGAGCACGGAAAAGAATCGCGAGACGTTTGAAGCAGAGCTTTGCCGCTTAGATGTGAAGTGTGTGCGCCGCGTCTACGGCGAAGAGGCGGAACTATACGGCCTTGAGGATGGCGACTACTTCGGCCTTGAGGCTCGATCTGGCTGGCACTTCTGGCAGGCCTCCCGCGCAGCGCTGGTGATTGAGCTGAAGCCGCCGCATACCGACTACGGAAACTACAGCGATAGAGAAGAGGTCGGGGCTTCCAAGTATTACGAGCAAGCCAGAAAAGCCATCGAGGCTGCCGGCCTGAAGGTGAAGCCATGACCGTCGACGAAGCGTACAAAGAGGCGAACCAGATCGTCTGGGGCGCAGTGAAGAAAACGCTGCGCATGGCCTTCGAGGTTGTCGGGGTCGTTTCGATCCTGGCACTCGGCGGGATTATTGCGACTGAAAAGATCGGGATTGTCCAGATCCAGGTAATTCCGTGCTATCTGGCGGGCTCATCCTGCAAGGCGGCGACCCAATGACCAACATCGAATGGGTAATTCTGCTGATCGTGGTCGTGCCGATGACGTTTCACGTCGGCTACGTATTCGGGACTGCGAAAGGCGTCAAGATGGCTGCGAAAGGATTCAGATCATGACCGCCGCCCAGCGCGCCACCGTCAACCAGCTCGTCGCTGACGGCTTTAAGGTCGTCACTGCCAGCGTCGAAGTAGTCCGTGTGACCAAGGGCGCAGACCGGCGCATCGTTTTCCCTGATGGCAGTCAGAAGCGGGCTAATCACGTCGATCGCAAGGAGAGTCGAGCATGAACATGACCATGGAACACATCACCGCCACGGCCTGCCCTGATTGCGGCTGCGACGACGTGAAGCGCTTCGAGAAGACCAACCGGCACGAAAACGGCCAGTGGAATGAGCGTCTGACGTTCGCCTGCGGCCTGGTGCTGCACTACTCGCCAGCCATGTACGATCCGCCGCGCACCGAGAGCGAGTCAGGCTGCTGCAAGTCGCCCCGCGCCCTGGAGTGGAAGGCGCAACGCACCACCATCATCAATGCCATGGTCCAAGCGGCGAAAGATGCCGCCGGGATGCCTGATGCCGACCTGGATCTGCTGGCTATGAGTTTGCGTAGCGACCTAAATCATTACCGCGACGAACTGGAGCAGGACAAGCCTCAAGAGCGCGCCTAATCCCGTGTGGATAAGCCATCGCGGGGATTGCTCGCAAAACGGAATAGAACCTGCCTGGCGCGATGTCAGGCAGGATCAACGGGATATAGGGGTGGAAGGGATGAATGATTTCAGTGTTTTGAAGAAGCTGGCCCAGGACGCGAACGAACAGTTCCCGGCCCTTGAGGATCAGTGGAGCATGGTTTGCACGCCAACCGTTGGGCTGGAGCTGCTCGCCGAGATCGAGCGCCTGCGGACTGCCGAAGGCGATGCGATGACCTACAAGGCCGGAATGGAGAACGTCGCCCAGCAGCGCGATCAGTTCAAGGCCGAAGCCAAACAAAACGAGATGCATATGCGTGCTTTTGGCGAGGTGATGAAATCTCAGGCGGCGCAGATAGAGCAGCTCAAGGCCGAGGTTGAGCGCCTTGAAGGGGATTGCGATTCGCATCTTGAGGCGCATGGAAAGCTAGGGGTTCATTATTTCGAACTCAAGGTCGATAGCGAGGCCCTGCGAAAGGCGCTGACAGATATCCGTGAGAACTCCAGTGACCTGGGAGCTTGCGAGTGTGCGGCCGATGCGCTGGCTGATTCCCGAAAGAAGGCCGCCCAATGATCTGCGGCCTCAGCGACGTGCCGGCAGTCATCGGCGCACTGACAGCCATCGTCTGCGCGCTGGTGCTGGGCTGGAGCTTTGGCAGTATCAGGGCGAGTGCCCGGCATCGCGCAGAGATCAAGTCTGCGCTACGCCAGCTCGATCACATGAATGGGCAGATGGCCACGGCCAGCCTAGTGATCGATAAGCTTCAGGAAATGGCCGAGAAGAGCGCCGGTCGGCAGTGAGTACCGGGCGCACAGTGAGTCACATACTCACCGTGCGCCCAGCCTTCATCAGTCGTCCCGGTCAATCAGGTAATGGGCCTTGTGCCACTCATACTGCTTTTCCCGATCCTCTATTTCGCGGTAGTAGTCGGACGGCTCGCCGTCGTGGTCGGCTACGTCGGAGTTGCGCAGCCTCTCCAGTTCGCGCAGGTTGTTGGCGGCCCAGTAGCGGCGCTCGGCGATCATCTCCCGGCACGTCGACATGAATACCGGGCAGTTCTCGGTGTGGCGGTTATACCATCGCGCCATCTGGCAGAGCGCTTCCAGGTGCTCGCCGTCGAAGTTGCTCAGGCTGTCCCCGCGAAATTTCCAAGTTTCGCCGTTGTACAGCGACAGGACGAACGACTGAAGACTCTGGGCGGCTGAGTAGTCAGCCCCGATCAGCTTGTGGCGGTGAACGGTGAATGGGTTTTCAGTGGTGCTCATGGCGTGACCCCTTTCTGGTTGTGAGCATGGTGAATCCAGTCATCACCGTGAGTATTTGGCGATGTACTGCTCGATAAACTCCAAAATGACCGTCGTCATGTCGCTCTCGTTGCGTTTACAGGCGCGCCAGAACTTTTCGTGCTTCTCAGCCTCGACGCGCACATTCAGGCGTTTCTCTTTGACGACCGGCTTGCTGGCCTGCCCGAGGGCCTTTGCCACATGTGGGGCCGCTCTGCTCGGCTGTGTTGAGATCAGTGGTTCATCTTTGGTGCGAGCCATGATCAGGCCTCCAATAGTTTCTTGACGGCTTCAGCGAAGCGAAGCGACTCCAGGCGTATCTCGCTGTCGCCGCTTCTCGTTGGGGTTTTCCCTCTGGCGATGGCGGTCGGGTATCCGATCCGGTCGCGCAGGGGCACGCTGAGCACTGGCAGGCCGTAGCCGTTCAGCGCCTCGGCGATGTCCCGGCCGAGCAGCGTGTTCTGGTCCAGTCGATTGACGTACAGCGCAGCGATGAACTCGGGACGGTGCGCCTGGTGCGCTTTCAGCAGCTCGATGGTGTCAGCTGACGACCAGATATCGAACAGGCTTGGCGGGCATGGCAGCAGCGCTAGGTCGAGCGCGGGCAAAGCATCGGCCGACAGCTCGCCCTTCGTATCAATCACCACATAGTCAAACCCCTTGAGCCGCTTCAGGTCCGCAATGCTGTCGGCGCTGAATATCTCCAAGGTTGCCGGGAGTTTCGCCATTCCGCTCCAGCGCTCCAGGCTGCCTTGAGGGTCGAGATCGACCAGCGCGACCCGGTGCTTCTGCGCCAATGCCCCGGCCAGAACGACACAGCTTGTCGACTTGCCGACCCCGCCTTTCTGGTTGATCAGCCCAATCCTTTTCATGAGTACGTCGCTCACAGTGAGTATTTGACTCACAGATTACACGAATGTGCGGAAATCGCTTTGCATATTCGCGAGCATCGCATATAGTCTCTTCAGAGGGACCAGAAAGGGACCTGAGGGGATCAAGATGCAATCCAGGGGCGTGGCAATTTTTCTGTATGACTTCACCGGGCTTATGGCCAAACCATGGCTTGAGGCTGGCTACGAGTGCTGGTGCTTTGATGGTCAGCATCCGCAAGGGATCACGCGAGACGGCCTGCACGTCAAGGTCGGCATGTGGTTCTACCCGGACAGAATCGATGAGCACGCATCCATTATCGCCCAGATGATCGGCCGGAAGGTCTGCATGGTCTTCGGGTTCCCTGAGTGCACTCACCTGACGGTTGCCGGGGCTCGCCACTTCGAGAAGAAGCGCGCAGCTAATCCGATGTTCCAGCATGAGGCCATGGCCCTTGCGCTGATGGTTCCCAAGGTCGCCGAGCAGTGCGGCACCGATTGCTGGGCCTTCGAGAACCCTCGCGGTGTTCTGTCGACCATGTACCGAAAGCCTGACTTCACGTTCCACCCAAATCACTACGGCGGCTATCTGCCAGAAGGCGATGAGCATCCGATCTACCCGGACATCTATCCCGGCCGCGATGCCTACAACAAGGGAACTGACATCTGGTGCGGCCCCGGCTTCTGTGAGCCTGAGCGCATCCACGTCCCGGTTCTCTACAAGGACAACCCGGGATGGAAGAAATGCGGCGGGAAGTCGACCCGCACCAAGAACATTCGAAGCGCAACGCCGCGCGGCTTTTCTCTGGCCACGCACCAGCACAACGCGCCTCACCTTAAGAAAACAGCAGAAGTGAAAGCCGCATGAAGCTGGACCCAAGCAAGTTAAGCAGTGACCCGGCACACATCAGGCAGCTGATCGCATCGTCCGGGATGACGCAGAAGGAAGCAGCCGCGGCATTGGGCGTCGGTCACCGAACGATCGGCGACTGGCTCGGCGG